ATGAGCACCCTCGCCCCCATCACGCTGGCTGATGTTCTGCCCGCGCACCCCGTCGTCGACGCCGGCGCCGCCCTGATCGGCGTGGTCATCCCACTCAACTACCCCGACCTCACCGAAGAGACTCGCGAGCTCGTGGTGCGCTTCACGCGGTCGACGCTGCAAACGCTGACCGATCTGGGAGCCCGACTGGTGGTCATCGATCCCACTGCCGAGACGCCAGACCCCATCGACGGCATCGACGGCATCGACGGACTGGTACTGCTCGGTGGCGGTGACGTCGACCCGACGCTGTACGGCCACCACGACGACGTGCCCAGCCTAAACGGGGTCGACCGGCGCTGCGACGAGCGCACCCTCGATGCCATCCGCCAAGCAGTCGCGCGCCAGCTTCCGCTTTTCGGCATCTGCCGCGGCGCGCAGATGCTCAACGTGGCCCACGGCGGCGATCTCATCCCCGATCTCGGCCCCGACACCCCCCACCACGGTCACGGCGAGGATCCGCTGTTCGTCGACGACACCGTGCTGATCGAGCCCGACACGCGATTGTCGGCCATCTTGAATGCGACGACCGCCACCGTGCGCAACGGGCACCACCAGGCCGTCGGCACCGTCGCCCCAGCGTTGCGGGTTGCCGCCCGGGGCGTCGACGGAGTTGTCGAGGCCGTAGAACACCGCGACCCGGCCATCTGGCTGCTCGGTGTTCAGTGGCACCCCGAAGACACCGATGGACCCGCTGCCGACCGGCACGCGTTGTTCTCGGCTTTCCTGGCGCGTGTCGAATCGGACCGGAAGACCGCCATCGACCAGCACTGAGGGGCACCGACTTCGTTGCTTGCGAAAAACAGTGTCGGACAGGCCGGTACACCTGCCCGCGCGGCCGGAAACACGTCAGGCCCCCTCGATGAGGGGGCCTGATCTGTGTGGCAGGTAGTGGATTCGAACCACTGTAGGCGTAAGCCGACGGATTTACAGTCCGCCCGATACCGTCGCATGGCTTCGCGCCGTGTCGCGAAAAAGGTGTCTGATCAGGCGTGACGGTCGCATGCATTCGCATGGTTTCGCCCAGTTTCGCGCGTGCGTTGTCACAACTCTGGCACAACTCCGACCCGCGCCAGAACGTGTCAACGAGGAACTGTCACAGGCGTCAAGACTGTGTCGTACGATTCCGCGCATGTACAGGTGGCTCACAGGTGGGCTGGTCGCAGGGGGCCTGGCGGCCGGTTTGGGGCTGGCCGCGCCAGCCAGCGCCGGGTGCGAGACTCAGCCGTTCGCGCAGTACTGCGACGGCCCGGTTCGTCCAGACGGCACCTGGGACCGGTGCTTCTCGACACAGCCGCAGGCCATCAACGGCCAGTACGGACAGATCACCGGATGGGTGCCATCTGTCGGCCGCTGCTACCCCGTCGACCCGAACGCCTGGCCACCGACGCCGCTGGGCCAGCCGCAGTACCACATCTACCCATGACGGGCCTTCGCGTCATCGCCATGCCCGCAGTGATCACCGCGCTGGCGCTTCTTGCTGGCTGCAGCCAGCCCGCCCAGCAACCCGCGGCCACCACCGTCACGGTCACCACTGAACGCGGGCCCGAGCAACCTCCCGTGGCGCCGACGGGCGAGCCTCGACGCGACGCCAGCGGCGCGATGCTCAAAGCGATCGGGGAAGGTGCCGGTGTCGGGTGCCCATCACCGACCGCGCCGTGCGATCTGGAGTTCACCGTCACGGCGATCGAACCGGGATATCAGTGCTCGGATCCCTACCAGATTTCACCGCTCGCTCCTGGGCAGCAGTATCTGCGGTACTCGGTTGATGGTCAGGCAGCGAACAAGCTCGAGTGGTCTGGTTCGGCCGACGCCCTGCGTATCAACAACTGGGCCATTGAGGATGGCGACGGCGTTCTGCATCGCGACCTCGATATTGCGTCGCCCTGCACAGAGCACGCCGACGCCGTACTTCAGACGTTCGTCCCAGGAACTCGCATGCGGGGCACCGTAACGGTGATTGCCCCAGCCTCGGCGAAAGAGCTGAGGCTCATCGTTGGGGACATGTCCTGGGTCTGGCCGATCCCCCCGAAGACGTAGCGCGCCGCGACCACCACATGAGTTAAGTGCGGCGGTTGCGCCACGCGAGAATGAACGCCAGCGCCACGCACGCGGTGCTGTATGCGATGCCGACCCAGCACATCGCGTAGACCGCGGCCATGGTGTCAGGCCGCTGCTGGTGTTGCGGCGGCGATAGCGCCGAGATGGTCGACGGCGTACTGGATTCCGGTTCGGCCGTCGGCGGTGACGGCCCGCCATTCGTAGGTGATGTGCGGGGCAGTCGGCGGGTTCTGGGCGACGAACTGCAACGCCACCCCGAGGGACTTGCTCAGCGCAACCACGTTGAGTGGGTTGGCCAGCAGCTCGAGCACCTGCTCCGCCAGGCCGCCCTTGCCGGTGAGCGCCGACAGGATCGCGGTGGCGGCGTTGATATCGAGACCGAGCTGGATCGCCGCCATGTAGCAGGCGGTGACGTTGTCGCCCGCCTGCTGGTCGAGCAGCTTCGGCCCGGCGGGCACCGAGGTGTACATGTCGCCGGGGTTGCCGATGTCGACCCACGTGGCCGGGAGGTCGGCGGGCAGGCGGTTGGCGGCGATACCGCGGCCGCCGGGGTCGATGAGACCGGACCCTGTATGGCCCTGCCCACGCATCGGGTTGCCGAGCGTGTAGCCGCCGATGAAGTTGTGCCGCAAGTGGTACAGGCGGCCGCCCGGGGTGATGATCTCCAGCAGCACACGCGATGCCGCCTCGGCGCCCTGGGAGTAGCCGCCGAGCCCGAACGTCTGCAGCGGGTGCGCCAGGATCCAGGCGACCGCCCACTCCACCGCGATGTCGACGGACTTGGCGTAGCTCGGGGCGTTCGGGTTGGGTGCGCCGATGAACCCGAACGACCACGGCGCCTGGACCGGGACCTCGAACACGGGGGCGTCGAGAGTGTCGGCCGCACCCGCGACCACCCAACTGGGGTAGCCGGTGCCAGGCTTGGCCCAGGTGCCGGCGAAGGTCAGGATCGCGTGCCGCACGAACTCGACGCCGCGGCGCGCAGCCAGCAGTTCGGCCATACCGGTCATAGCCACACCACCGCGGCGACGTTGATCAGCATGTGGAGCACGTTGTCGGCGATGATCAGCAGCCACACCGACAGCCAGTCCGGTCGGTCTGGGCCGTGACCGGTGGCGGTGTGCGGCGGCCGGAACGCATGGGGCGCGAGCTGATTCTTGAACCACACGACGTGCCGGGCCAACCGGTATCGGTCGATCACCGCGTGGGTGCCGACGATCACCAGTAGCGCCAGCGGCGACTGCGTTACGAACAGGAACGGCAGGCCATACGTCACCGCGTGCGCGATCGCCGGCCACCACCGCTTGGTCTTCTCCTGGGCCATCCAATCGGACTGGATCAGGTAGTCGCCGACCATGTGCGCCAGGCCGGCGGTGGCGATGGCGGCCGCGATGCTCATTTGCCGCCGTCGATCAGGGCTTGGCGGACGAAGCAATCCTTGGCTTCCAGCAGCTTTCGCAGACCCGCCGACAGCTCGGGGCCGTCTCCCGCCAGGTCCAGCACGTCGTCGCGGAACTTGGCCGTGAGGGCCGCGAGGTCAGCCATCGGCCCGGCGGGCAGGTTGGGATTGGGGTCCAGCAGGTCTACCAGGTGCTGGACGCTCTGATGGCGGGCCATCAGCTGTCCGCCTTGAGCACGTCGCTGGCCGGGCTAGTGGACTGGCCGGCGGCCTTGCGGCGAGCGATCAGGTCCTCCATCAGCTCGATCATCACGTCACCGTGATCCCGGACGATGCCGTCGGAAAACTCGTTGCGCCAGGCGATCTGCTCACCGATGGTGACGGTCTGCTCGTCGCTGTCGGTATGGCCGTTCTGCCACGACCCATCCGGCTGCACCCGGCCCCACGGCCCGCGGGCCGGGTCCTTGACGATCGCGTTGAACGGGCGTGCGAAGCGCGAGTAGACGAATCGCCACGGCTGCGGCCAGCCCGACCGCTTCGCCTGATCGGACGGCGGGAATACGCCGCGGGACTGGGCTTCAAGCTCTTCGGCTGCAGACATGGTGATCTCTCCTGACTGGGTGGGGGTTTCGAGGTTGAGCAGGGCGCGGAGTTGCGCGGGTGTGCCGCGGAACGCGTTGGCGTCGACTGACTTTCCGGCCACCAGGGCGCGGTCGGTGAACTGCAGAATGTCGGGGGTCCGGCCGCCGTACGCGCCCCACATCGCCCAGGTGTTGCCCGGGTAGAGCACCGAGGCGTATCCGCTGCCGGAGACGTATTCGGAGCGGATCAGGCCTGGCACCTGCGACAGGTCGGGCTTGCCGATCTGCTCCCAGTACCAGTCGGGGATATACGACAGGGCGACCCGGACGCCGAGCTTCTCGATCTCGGCTTTGACCGCCCAGAACTGGGCCATGTCACCGGATCCGGCTTCAACGTCGAGCATGGCGGGGATGCTCTTGTCGCCGAGCTGGTCTACGAACAGGCGCGCCTGCGCGGCGGGGTCGCCGGTGCGGACGTAGTGATAGCCGGCGAGGATCAGGCCGAGGCGCTGCGCGTCGTCGCGGGTGCGCGGCCAGAACGGATCGCGGTAGGTCGCGCCCTCGGACACCTTGGCGAACACGAAGTCGAAGCCCTCGGCCTTGACTTGGTCAAGGTCCATGACGCCCTGGTGGTTGGAGATGTCGATTCCGTAGGTGACGGCGTCGGCCGGCGGCGGCCCGGGGGCGATGTCGCCAGGCATCGGGATGGGTGCGCTTTGACGCGTGTGGACGTGATCGCGGTGGCCGCCATAGTCGCTGGCGTAGTAGCCGGTGTCGGTGACGTCGCGGCCACCGGCGACGCCGGCCCGCTGCCCGGTGTTGGGGTTCTGCCAGATGATCTGCTCCAGCGAGCCGCGAACGGTCATGAGGTAGTCGGCGAATCGCTGCATGTTCTCGACCGGTCCGGCCCAGTCGATGCCGCGGTTGAGCTGTTGTGGGTTCGGCGCGAACCCGGCTTCGTTGCGGTTGCTCTCCTGGTGGCCCGGGTAGGTGCTTGCGCGCAGCCCGAAGACTTGGGCGAGCTGGTAGACCCAGTCGGGAAATCCGTTGGCGCCGTAGTTGACGCTGGCTCCTCGCGGCAGTCCGTAACTCATCGGCCACCGCCGAGCAGGCCGCCGAGCCCGCTGAGGGGGTTCTTGGCGATCTGCTGCAACTGAGCCACAACGGCGGACAGGCCGCCGAGGTCAGGCAGCTTGGTGCCGACCTGGTCCGCGATGGCCTTCACGAGCTTGTCGTCCCACTTCCACGGCGTCGCGGCCGTGGCGTGGGTCGCGACGAACGTTGCAGCGGCTTCGATGTCGTCGCGGTTGGCGGGGTCCTTCAACCACTCCACCGCGTAGTCGAAGATGGCCTTGCCGAGGATGGGCACGAGCGATGCGAGCAGTTTCTGGAGCACGACCACGGACGGTAAAGCTGCTGGGTGCAAGCCCTATCCGGCGTTGATCCAGTCGATCGACGGTGAGAACCGGCGCGGCCCAAGCAGATCCTTCGACGCGTCCACGCGCGCCCCGATGCTGCGGTAGCCCGCGCCCTTCGCCGCGGTCGCGGCGTTGTCCGGCCACTCCCCCGCGAAGGCGCCGTTGCGGCGCAGCGTATGCAGATTCCCCACGCCGGTCAGTCGGCAGATGTCACCGGCAGCGTAGGCGCCGCAGTCCGCCACCATGATGGTGTCGACGTTGGCGACGCGACGCACGATCGCCAGCTTGGAATTGATGAGCTCGACGCCAACACCGTGCGTGAAAGCACCGTTCGACACCCTGGCGAACACCTGCGTGCGGTGCTGCGTGTTGGTGATGCTGTTGCCCGAACCCTGCGAGCCGATACGGAATTCGAGGTAGTAGTCATCCGAGCCGGTGGTGCCGGTGTTGAGCCGCACCCGATCGGTCTTGAGTGCCGCGGACACGAGACCGTCGGGCATGTCGAGTCGAAGCGAACCGTCCACGATGCCAGCCACATAGTCGCTGGCCGGGCCGTAGTGAACCCAGTTGGCGCCGAGCGTGTCTCGGTCGAAGTAATCCCCCAGTGACGACGTGGACCAGACCAGCTGCCCGTCGCGGCGGATCTCGACGATGTCCTGGCCGTCGCGTTTGATCGCCACGATCCCCGGGATCGGCATCAGCCAGCTCGCAGCATGTAGGTGACACCCGGCACGGGCGTGATTGCCGCGTACTCGGTTTGAGTCATGAACACTATCGGCGCCTCGACCGGGTTGCCGTCCTTGTCGTAGGCGGTGACGACCCCGATGCCGGCCTTCGCCGCGGTCACAGAGTCGTCGTCGAGCTTGGCGGTCGTGACGGCACCGGGAGCGAGGTTGACGGCTTCCACACCATTGGTGGCGATCTTCTCTGTGGTGACTGCACCATCGGCGAGTTTTCCCGTGGCCACGGCTTTCTCTGCCAGCTTCGCTGTGGTGACAGCCCCGTTGACCAGCCCGGACGGTGCGACCTCTTCGATCTCGGCGCGCATCTGCGGCGACAGCCGTTCGCCAACCGGCTTTTCCGTGTCGAGGTAGGGCACCAACTTCGGCATGCCCGCAGGTTATGGGCCCCGCGTGCAGCTACCGCATTCCCGACATCGCCCGGGTGAACGCATCGAACGATGCCTCCACCTCGCCAGGGGTGAAGCCCTCCGGCGGTTTGACTTGCGCGTGATAGTCCTTGCCGTTCAGGCGTTCCGCGCCCTCAGGCGTCGGCGCGTACAGCCGGTCCATCAGGTCCTCGCGGGCAAGCCGGTCCAGATCCTTGTCGCCGGTCGACGCGGTGCCCTCCAATGCCAGCGTTTCGATCTCATCGATGACGGCGTGCATGTGCGGTAAATCCCGCATCGGGTCGGCGATCCCGTCCGATCGCATCCGCTGCCGAACAGCGCGCCAGTTGGTGCCGGCCATGACGGCCAGGATGATGACGGCGACGTACGGGCGGGCGGTGCCCCACGTCGCCAGCTCGCGGGCCACGAGTGTGGTGGTGTCGCCCGGTAGTTCGTCGGCCATCATGCCGGACAGCAGCCGCTCGTACTCGCCATCGTCGAGGTGGTCCCGGACGAACTGGGTCAGGTAGTGGTGCCGTTCCTCGGATGTGATCTTCGGGTTGCCTGACATTGCCAGCGCGGCCGCCGATCTCGGCATCGGTCGGCGTGCACGCACGACGCCGACGTCCGGCACATCGAGGTCGAAGACAGGCCCCGAGAGGGGCGCTAGTACAGCGTCGCCCAGCATGTCGACGAAACCCTCAGGTGGATCGAACATCTGGCTCGCTTAGATCACGGGTGTGCCGGGCACCAGCACCGACAGGGCGATGGCGCGGCCGGACCACTCCGGTTCCTTGGTCGGTGTGAACGACCGGTCCAGCGTGGGCCGCGGCGGCGACGCGAGCATCGCGACCGCCATGGTGGAGCCGGTGGCGTCGACATCGGACAGGCTGGTCATCCCCGCCGGGGGTGCCTGATTTATCGGCGCCTGCAACACACTGTGCGCCACGTGAGAAGCGCACAACAGCAATTGGCCGCGACTGTCGATGCTGGGGCACACGTGGCCACCGTCGCCGCGCTCCCAGAACCGTTTCGACAGTGTCGACGCAAACCGCCACTCGGTGAAATCGGTAGACGCGTCGCGCAGCACCACCAGGGTGACGATCTCCTCAGCCAGCACACCGGTGGTGAAGTGGTACGACCCCGGTTCGGTGGCCGACGCAATCCGCCCGTAGACCTTCATGTGAACATCGCCGATACCCAACAGGCCGTCGTTGCGGACATGCAGCTCGGTCCAACCGGATTCAGACGCCGTGATGTCAGAGGCCAAGCCGATGTTGTTCGCCACGATCGCCAACATGGTGTCACCCGCGGCCGTCCCGGCCGGCACGTCGACGTCAGTGGGGAACGTGTTGTTGGTCGAGTGCTCCACCCCCACCACCGTGGGGATCGGGCGTGACGGCAGCGGACCACCTGCGACGCTGGGGATTCCGAACAGGTCGACGCGGGTGTCGCCGGAGATGAACAGCGACTCGGTGTTCTGGTCGCCGCCGTCGATGGTGGTGTTCTCCCAGAAGTCCGAAACGAACCGGACGGTCACGCGCGCGAAGAACGTCTCCCCCGGCGCCACCAGAGGCCACCCGGGTGTCTGCGGCATCAGCGGCGCCGACTGGCTGTTCTGACGCACCTCGTGCAAACCGAAGCTGGTGCCGAGCGCCAGGGTGCCGCCCTTGCCGATATCCATGCCGCACCCGAAGCGGGAGACCTCGACCATGTCGAAGCTCGACGGTGGCGTCGCGTTGGGCCGGATATCGATCCCGTGCGTGGTGACGAGGTAGCCGCGGGACCGTGCCTGCAACGTCACCTGCGCGCCGGCCCGGGTCACTAGGCCGTAAACCTGCTGCGGCACCGGGCTGTTGTTCGTCCACTGAATGTCGACGGTGTGCACCAGGTCGTTCTTGTTGCCGCCACCCGAGGTGTCGTAGCTGCGTGATACCGATGCGGCTGTCTTGCTGGCCAGCATGCGGTACTGCGTCCACGGCTGCGGTTCGATCGCCTCGTCGACGATCGCGAAGTGCTCGCTGTTGGCGCCGCTCATGCCGACCCCACCGGGGTGGCGAACACCAGTAGGCGGGTCCAGCGGGCGTGCGCTTCCCACCGGGGTTCGAACTCGGACGCTGACGTCCACACGCCGGGGGTTTGGACCGCGGCGAGGTAGCGGAAGTGCAGCGAGTGTTTCGCCGGCAGTATGCCGATCGGCACCCACGCCTGCGATGCGTCACCGTCGATGAACAGGCGCCCGTATTTCAGGTCCTCGGCGGTGGCCTCCGGCCGGTCAACTTGGGCGCGGCCACCGAATGCGTCCTGGACGATGCTGGGATAGTCGGCGGTGGGGCTGACACCCTGCGCGTACGACCAGGCGTCGTGAATCACCACGGTGCCAGGGTTCTGCGCCACGATGCTGCGCGGTGCCCTGTTGACCTGCACGGCAACGACTTGCGGGTCACCGGTGTTGTTGTACCAGTCGATGTCGCCGCTGATCATCGTCACCGGATCCGGGGCGCGGCTGATCGTGCCGTCCTTGGTGGACTCGAGGAATCGTTCGGCGACGATGCGGGGAAACCAGTGGCGGGCCATGTCGATCCCGTCGACCGTGGCCAGCATCCCCTCCATGGTGCAGGGTTTGACGGTCATCGCCGGCCCCTCCAGTAGCGGACCCACGCCACGCCCCACGACGCAACGTAAACCGCCGGCCAGACAGCGATCCCGATCATGATCCCAACGAACAGGTTCATCCGGTCACCACATTTCCTTGCTGTCCGAACGCAATTAGTTGCAGCCGAGCCCAATTCGCTCTCGCCTCATGCTTCGGTTGGTTCTTGTTCGCGTTGTCCGAGAACGGCGGCGGCGTCCACACATAGCAGCGGTACCAGGCCTTGAACAACTGTCCGGGCCCCACCGGGTACGGCACCCACTCGTCGACCATGTTGACGTCGGTCCACATCCACTGCTGCCCCGGCTCCGGTTCCGCAACGCTGTTGGTGCCGAGGTCGATCGCTGATCCGGTCTGCCCGTTGAAGATTCCCGACGTGATCGGCGGCCCCGGTTCGGCGTCCATCGCGTAGGTCCAGCGGTCGCGGAACTGGATCGCGTTCGGGTTCGACGTCAGCCAGTACCGTGGGCCGCGCACGACCCGGATCAGCACCTGCTGCTCGAGCGGGGTGTCATTGCGCCACCCGGCTTTGATGTCGATCAGCAGCTTTCCCGGCAATGCGGTGGTTGGGTACACCTTCCCGTCGCCACCAGAATTGCCGCGCACATCAGCGACGAGACGCGGGACCGCCCACGGCTGTAGACGGAGTTGGCCGGCGTCGTCGGTGGTGAGGTTCTCCCCGACGCAGACGTTCGGCTCGGTGTACTCCGTGATCGGCACGGCCCGACAGTACGGAGCCCGGGTGCTATCGCTCGTGCGGTGAGCGGCTGGTCATGATGGCCATCGTGACGGTCCAGCTACCAACAAGACCACCGAGCATGAACGCGAGAATCAGCAGGTGCCAGGGCACTACACCCGAGTCCAAATCCTCGCCGGCGAGGTGGCCAGCTCGAAGTCCTTGGCGTACTTGTTCGTCAGGTTGGTCTCTTTGAGCGTCTTGAGCGCGGCCCGTGCGTCGGCTTCACCGCCCGGCAGAACGGTCAGCGCCGTCTGCCAGCTCGCGGGGTTGGTCAGCACCTGGTCCACGATCTCCTCGCGGGCCGCGACGGCCGCGTGGTAAGCCTCCAGGTCGCGCACGTACTGGTCCTGCAACGCCTGCTGTTCGGCGGTCAGCTCCGGTGGGATCGGGTTGCCCGTCGCTGGGTCGTAGGTCGGCAGCGGCAGCGAGGGACGGGCCGGAGGCTCAGGCGGAGGCGGAGGCGGAACCGAACCGTCGTCGGGCAACGTCGCGACCTGCCAAATGACAGCCCATTCCACTTCGGTCTCCAATTCAGGCATCAGCTGGGCTGCCCCACACTCTGGACGATCATCTGGATCTTCGAACTCGTGGTCGGATCTGTTCCAATCGCCCACAGTTCGTCGTCCGGTCGCAGCCTGAATTGAAGGGTGGTGCCTTCGACGAGTGCAAAACCGCTGTTCTCGTCGACAGCAAAATTCGGTCCGATGTAGGCGGGAAGCGATCCTGGGGCGAGTTGGATGACCACCTCAACGTCACTCCCTAGTGGCTGGAGCAGCGGACCGGACGAGATGCTGTTAACGGTCATACCGGGTGTGCGGAACATGCGGATCTCCTTGGCTAGTTTGCGGCAATGGGACTGAACGACAGGACGTCGGTGGCGATGCGGATGATGTCGCCGTTGACGCCGCCCTTTGACACGCTGGCCGCGGCGGTCCACAGGCAGTTCCCTCCGGCCGGGCCAGCGGAGTCCCAGAACGACACATGCGAGATGGTCTCGGTCGCGTTGAGCGTCCATTCCGGCGTGGTGTTCGCACTCATGGAGCCTGACGCGGCGGCTGCGAAACTCAGTGCAAGCCGGGTGGTCTGGGCGCTGGCAGCGAGAGTGCCGGCCGCTCCGGGGTCTCCCGTGTGCGCTTTCGCGTACACCGTGGTTGGGGGTGTGTACGACACGTTCCGGCCAACATGGTTCAGCAGCGCATTGGCCAGGTATGTCGTGATGCCCACGGTCATGACGGCGATGGTGTCAGGGCGGGGTGTATCTACTGGCGGGCAAGGTAACTGGCTTGCCCACGTGCGCCCGCGCCGCCAGCACCGAACGTGTGCTGCGCCCCGGCCCCACCGCCACCGGGAGCGTTACCGGCACCGCCATCAGAGTTCTGCTGGGCCCCACCAGTCATCGTGAGACTCCCCTGTGTCCGGTTGCCCGGGCTGACACCGGCGACTGCCAGCGCGTTGGCCGTGGTGGAGCCGTTGCCGCCGTTGCCGGTGAGGGTGGCACCGCCGGTGACGACACTCGTGGTCGCACCGCCATTCCCGCCGTTGCCGCCTGACGTAGACCCCGCCGTGCCTCCGGTGCCGACGGTCCCGGTGATGGTGGTGACCGAGTAGTCGATGCCGCCAGGTCCACGCGTGATCGTGTCGCTGTCGTATGAACCGGGGTCACCGCCCGCACCCCAGACGCAGCAGATGCCGAGGCCCTTGCCGCCACCACCAGCGCCGAGGACGATGCGGTCGATGATCTCGCAATTGCGAGGAAAGGCGTAGCTGTAGGCGCCGGTGACAGTCCGGTCGAATGGCAGCGGCAGACCCGTCGACGGGAAGGCTGCGGCGACGCCTGCCGACAGGGCGACGGCCTGGGCGAATCCGAGGTCCAGGCGCTTGGCCAGCTCCTGAGAGCTCGCGAGTGTGAGCGCACGCGAAAGGCTCAGCGTGCGTAGGCCGGTCAGCGTCACACTGCCGGCCAGGGAGAGGTCGCGGGACACCGACAGCGGGCCGATACGGTCCAGGTCGACCACAGCGGCGGTGAGAACCTGGCGCTGCAAATCGACAGCCCGCACCTTCTCCAGATCCACCGTGCGCCCGGCCGAAAGTGTCTGTGCCAGATCAATACCGGCAACACGCAGCAGCGTGAGCGCCCGGTTCACCGTCACGGTTTGCGCCATGTCGAGCATGGCGATCTTGGTCAGGCTCACCGAGGAGCTGGCGACGATGGACCGCGCCAGGTCGAAGAACTTGAGCGTGATCAGGTCGACGACTCGGCCGGCCTGCAGCGTCTGCGCCACGTCGACCGGGCCGATCTTGGTCAGATCGACCTGGCGTCCCGCGGAGATCGTGGTGAGCAGACCGAACGCGGTGAACTGGGCGAGCTCCACCGCGCTGGTCGTGACGATGGGCGCGTTTACGTCGATGGTCGAGATGCGGGTCAGGGCCACCGACCTGGCCAGGGCGACCTGCCGGGTGACGTCGAGGCCGCCTACGGTCGACAAGCTCACGGTGCGGATGACACCAAAGGTCTGCTGTGCGGCGATCATGCCGAGCTTCTGTAGAGCCACGCTGCGGTTGAGCGCGACGTCGAGCACTACCCCGAGGTTCTGCAGCGCTCTCAGCTCGACGGTGCTGACCATGTGCAGCGACAGCGCACCGTCGATGCCGAGGACTGCCCACCACGACGGCGCGACGACCTGGCTGCCGGAGTGGTTGGCTGCACCGCCCCACCCGATACGCAGCAGGGGTGACGTTTGACGCTCGGGGAACCACGGCATGCGTCTCTCCTCACACCTGGTAGGCGTGGATGAACAGGCGACCGTCGCCGCCCTTGCCGCCGTTCTTGCCTTGGAAGAACAGGGACCCACCACCACCGCCACCGGATCCGGGGCCGCCGTCGCCGCCCACGGGATCGGTGAGGTTGAGGTCGCCGCCGTAGAGGCCTCCCAGACCGCCGATGTAGTCGTCATCGAAGTAGGAGTGGATGCCGGAGCTATCACCGGCCGTGGCCGTCCCGCCGTTGCTCGCTGTGGCGCCCAGCGCGACGAATCCGACGGTGGTGCAGGTGGTGTTGCTGCCGTTACCGCTGTTGATCGCACCGCCAGTCCCGACGACCCCGACGAGCGTGCCACCGACCGGGACGTCAACGCCGACGGTCAGCGCGACGTCATTCCACGCACCCGCGCGCCCGCCAGCACCACCCGATGTGGAGCCGCCCTTGTCTCCACCTCGGCCGCCGCCAAGCCCGGTGAGCCGAATCTTGTCGCCGTTGCGCAGCCAGGACGGCAGAGTCCAGGACCACGAGCCCGCGAGGAACCGACCCCAGTAGTGCCGCTTGTCGGTGAACGTGACACGCGCATATCCCGGTCCGCCCACACGCCCCGAGCCGTCCACCGGGGTGCCCTGGATCTGGCCTGAGCCCCCGCCTCCACCGGCTCCGTAGCCACGCCCGGCGGCGCCGCCGCCAGCGCCGCCACTGGGCTTACCGGCCTCGGGGACCGGGTCGGGCGATAGGTACGGACCACCCGCCTTGAACAGCGAGTCACTGCCCGCGGTGCCGGGGGTGTAGCTGACGTTCTTGTTGCTGTCGGTTCGCGCGGTGCGGCCTTGGCCGCCACCGGCCGCACCGCCCAGCGTGTTGGGGCCCAGCGATCCCGGCGCCGAGAAGCCGTATCCAATCCCGGAGATGGACGGGGTGCCAGCGGCACTATTGGTGCCAGCGCCCGCATTGAGTTGGACGGAACCGGAGACGAAACTCGATGCCGTCCCTGGGCTTCCGACGATGACGCTGAACAGTGGGCCGAGGTCTTCGATCGGGATGAAGAACCGGAGGCCCGCGGTTCCGATCGCGGCGGCCCCACCGCCCCCGTCCCCGCCTGCAGCCACGACGTTGTTCTGCGAGGGCATGACCGCGCCCGCCTTGCCGGGACCGCCGCCACCGGCCAGCTCGACGATGGCGCCCGCAGCCTCGGTTGGCGTTTCGGCGTCTGTGAGGTTGGTGTTCTCGATGATGTACGGGAACGAGATCGGTGGCCAGATACGGTCACTGCCAAGGTAAACGGCGTCCTGCAGTTCGTTGCCGACATAGATGCTTGCGGCGTCGCCGCCGATGTAGATCGGCATTAGTTCCTGACCGCGTAGATGGTGTTCGGGTTCTTCGTCGGAATGGCCGCATACTCAGCAGCGGTGCCCTTCCAAACGATCAGGTTCGTGGGCCCCGCAGCGGTCATGCCCGCAACGACGCCGGACCCTGCAGACGCGCCACCGTCGAGCATCGACCAGGCAGAGATGGTGCCCGTCTCGTAGCTGGAGTCTTTCCTCAGACCCAGGCCGCACAGCCGGAAGCTGCTGCCGAGCTGAGTCACCGGGGCAATATCGGTCGCCGACGTGACGATGTCATCATTGACCGCGACGTGAAAGTACCGGGGCTGCAGAGCATTACCGCCCTTGAATGCCACACGGCAGCCGCCGGTGACGATGTCGGACTGGTTGACAGTGGCCAGCACTGTCGTGGTGCCGGTGTTGTAGGACATGATTCGCACGCGGTCCCAGCCGATTTCGGCGATGCACATGTTGTTGCCCGCCGCGTCGGATCGGCCGATGAGGTAGATGAAGTTGTTGCCGTCGGCGCCAAACCACCCGTGCGACGGCACAGTAGGTAGAACGACGTTCACCTCGAACAGATCCGTCTGCAGCGGCCCGCCATTGAACAGGTACCGCTCATCACCAGCGCTGCCGGACCACACCAACTTGCCGCCCGACGTGACGATTCCACCGGAGCCCTGGTCGAAAACCTTGGTGAACATCGACGGCGGGGCACCGGCGTTCACATACTCGCTGAAGTTGACGATCTCCGATGACGCCGCCGGGTCCAGGCCAGCCAACTGCGATTGCACGTTTAGCGCCGCGGCGTTCGCGCCCGCCGTGGCCTGGCGTAGACCAGTGAGCTGAGCCAGGGCGTCGAGGATCCCGAAGCCCGTCCCGGCCAGACCACCCGCGCCCTGAGTGAGCGTGTCGATCGCCTGCTGCAGAGCGTCGCCGATATCGGTCGCGCCAGCAACCGTGGTCGCGACACCCGTCGACGGCACCTGGCCGTTGAGCTTGGTGGGGTCGAAAAGCCCACCCAGGGTGAGAAACTGCGTCTTGCTGCCGGTGCCGGTGATGAAGTCCTTGGCCTGCTGCAACGCCGAGGTGATCGGCGTGACGGCATGCCCGGCGATGATCTCGATGAGCTGTACGGCCTGGGTGTTGAGATCTGGCAGCCCGGTGATCCGGGTCATGTCGAGCATCCCGATCACCGTGGCCGGTGCATTGGCCAGTGCGTCGCGCAGGTTGCCCCACTGATTCGTCAGCCAGTCATTCCAGTCGCTGATCCCGAGCTTGTCGGCCAGCGCGTCGAGGGCATTTTGCGCGCTGGCGAACGCATCCTCGGCGGCGTTCTGCAGATCCGAGAGACCGTCCTGGAAGTCGAGCAGCTTGTCCGCGAGGCTGCCCATCGCGGGAATACCGAGCGCACCGAGCCCGGCGTTGACCGTGGCCTCGATCCATCCGAGCAGCGACTGGAGATCCGCGGGCAGGTCCTTGACGTAGTCCTGCAGGAAACTGCCCGTCTTGCGGGCCTCGGCGTCGTCGAACTTCACCGTTCCGGCGGTGGCGGTGGCCATCACGGTCAGCTCGACGGTCACGATCACCGCGGTGGCGGGCACGGTGTAGGTGCCGCTGATCGTGGTGCCCCACCCGTTGGTGCCGCCGCTGTTGCCCGACGGGCTGGCCACCGACGCCACCATCGTGGGAGCGCCACCGATCATCACACCGCTGGCGTCGTACGCGGCGACGTTGAGCCGGATCGCGTCGCTGCCCGCCAATGCGGTCAGGCCGACCCATTTCACCGCCACCGAGAGGTTGAGTTTGTCGTCCTTGGCGACCTGAATGTCGTTGCTGTAGATGATGTGTGACCTGCCGTCGGCGGTGACGGTCGCGCAGCCTGGCTTGCTCTTGCCGTCGGTGGCGTCGTGGGTCCAGTCCGGCAGGCCCAGCAGGGTGTCGCCGGTGTCGAACCCACCGTCGAGGATCAGGTTCCGGTTGATGTCGCGGATATGCGTCAGCGGGATCAGCGGGATGCGATCGGCGGTGATCGGCCCGCCCAGCTCGATCCGGAAGAAATCGGACAGGCTCTTGAGCGCGTCGACCGGGTCCAGCTGGCCGGTGAGCTTCTCGTAAAGCTCCTGCCACGCCGACGTTTTCGCCTCGTTGATGACCTCTTCACGGTCGGTGTTGGTGAAGCCGCGCAGGCTGCCGAGGTCGACCGACACCGGACCAGTGGGGTTGTCCAGGTCGACGGACTGGCCAGGCCGCGTCGCGATCAGCTTCCCGTCGACCGAGTTGATCACCCAGTCCACCACCCGCAGTGACCGCGGGTTCTCGAGCACGTCGAGCCGACGCGAAATCTGCCGCGCCCATTCCTGATCGGTGCGCGGCGGCCGGCTAAGCGTCGCGACGCCGCTCACCGGCGGCCCTGCCGTGCCTGCTGGTCAAGCTCCACCAGCTCGGGCAGATCGTCGTTCACCGACTCCAGGTCGATCCCGACGGTCACGCCGCTCGACGAGCAGTTCACCGTCACCCCAGCCAGTTCCATGGTCGACAACAGCCCGTACGCCTCCACATTCAGCCGCACCGACGGCACCAGCAGTTGCATGGAGATTGGCGTGTCACGGTGCAGCGACGCCCCAGGCGGCACCTTGATGGCGTCGCGGATGACGCCGTTGTAACGGGCGTACTTGTACGCTTCCCGATCGGTGTTGGACACACCGAACATCGAGTCGATGTTGACGATGCTCTGCAGGCTCAGCCCGCCCATTTCGACGCGGCCGCGTGACACCGCGTCCGCGGCACGCAGCAGCACATCGTTCGAGGTGTTGGCGCCGTCGCGGATCACCGACAGTCCGCCGTCGACGAAGTCGTCCTCGCTCAGCGTCGCGAGCGCTTCGAACTTCGCCGGGCCGAGCAGCGGGATGCCGGCCACCACCGACCAGTACAGGCCGCGGTCGGTCAGGTCTTTGATGACGTTGTCGGTCATCGCAGTGTCTGCGGTGCAGGAGAATTCGAAGCGGTCACCCCGCGGATCGGGCCGCCAGATGGGCTTGATGTTCAGGCCGTGGTGGTCGATCGCCGCGTCCCACAGTTCCCGCGCGACCTCGGCCGGGTCGGCGGCGTCCCACCGTTTCGTCAGCGGGCACCGTGTGCGGCCCAGCAGCGAACTCGCGTCGCGCGCCGAGAGCGCCAGCCAGTCGCGGCCCTGCTCGGCGGACTGGATCGGGCCGGACCAATACAGTTCGCGGCCCTGCCCATCCCACACGTCCACCCAGTGCATCCACGGCGTGATGTCGGGGATCCGCACGTAGCCGGCCTTCGGTGGAACCCCGAGGTTGCAAATCGACACCTCGCGCAGCTCCCGGGTCCACTTCAACTGGGAGTAGCCGCTGGATAGGAACTGGTAGAGCTGCTTTCCGCTGGCGGTGCGGACCGACACGATCTGCTCGTCGTCGACGATCACGGCTAAGCCTCCCGGTCGGTCAGCACCATGTCGACCTCGAATTCAGCCGTGCTGGCGGCCTGGATGATGAATTCCCAGCAGCCTTCCCGGTCGATGATCGGTGGCCGCCACGGCGCACCGTTCGGGGTGCCGACCACACCGATCACCGCGCGGGTCCGCTCGTCGTAGTGCGCCCAATACCGGCCGGTGATGCCGTCGAGCACCAGTTCCGCCCCGGCCGGCAGGCCTGAGATCTGCAGGGGGAACCGATTGTCTTCGCAGCGGATATCGGAGCCGCATTCACGCCAGAACGCCTGCAGCGTCAACGATGTCTCGCCGGTGTTGCGGATGACGGTGGTGACCACGGTCTCGCGGCACCGGAACGCGTAGTCCATCGTGGGCACGCGGAAGCTGTACTTGTCGATCTCCCCGACCGGCAGGCAGCCACCGCACACCGGTGGCGGCGTGGTGATCGCGGCGATCTCTTCCGGCGCGCATTCGGTGGAGAACATGACGGGCATGTCCACGCACGTCTCCGGCTTCTCGCAGTCGGCGGCGTGAATCCAGTTGATCGACTGGCGGGTGATCTCGTCCCAGTCGACGTGCACCGAGACACCGGGCAGGTAGGCGTACGGGCTCAGAACGGTCATCTCCCAGGAGATCCGGTAGAGGGTGGCCTGTTGGTGCTGGCGGGGCTCTGTGTTGAGCTCCTCGACGATCGTGGGGGCTTTCGTCAGGACGACGCCGTGCACCTCGCGGACCAGGCTGGCCGGATCCACCGCGGAGTGCGACGGCGACGCCGCGAGGTAGCGCAGCGTGCTGGTGGTGTTGTCGGTGGTGTCGCGCAGCAGGCACGACAGCCACTGCAGCCCGTACTCGACGCCGGCGTGAGTGCAGGCGATCAGCAGCGCCTCGAACGTCAGCGTGCGGGCCGTGTCACGGTTCGGTCCGGCCGCCGACCCCGGGCCCGCCATCGGGGTGATGGACCGCTCCACCGGCGTCGGGCCCAGGCCGTCGAGGCGCGTCAACCACACACCGCCGAACTCGCCCGACTCCGGTAACTGGGTCGTGTACCACGGCGCCAACTCCGGCCGATACTCCGTGTCGCCCAGGAACTCCCGCAGACCCGGCCAAGTGTCGTCGTAGACCACCATGGTGGAGCACGACCCGCAGATCGCGGCCGGCCCCCAGCAGGTGCCGTCTACCTCGAACAGCCCGGGCCCGTACCGGCGGGCACCGTTGGGTGGTGTCAGCAGCCCGGGCAGGACCTCGACGGAGCTGTCGGGGATCTCGAACATCCCGGGGTAGTCGACGGACTCGACCAACGCGCACGGCCCGCCGCCGGGGTGCAGGTCATCGTCGGGATACACCTCCCCGCCGGGATACGTGAATCCCGAGTCGGTGATGAAGATCCCGACGTCACTGGTCGGTGTCTCCGCGCCCAGGTGGGCGATCAGCCGAGAGGTGTTGGCGATCTCGACGCCGTTGAGTCCGATCCATCCTCTGTAGGCCATCAGCTCATCAACTCCAGTAGCCCGTCGCGGACGTTGCGGCCAGCCTCGGGGCCGCCCGCCACCTGAATCGCTCCCTCGCCGATCTGGACGATCGTCTGGCCGCCGTGCCCGCCGCCGTTGCGTTCGAGCGCCGAGACCATCCGAGCGAACAGTGCCGTCTGCTCGGGGTTCAGCACCCGCTCGGGGCGGATCGTCGCCTTGGGCATCACGCCAATCCCGTTGGCGATACCACCGTTGTCGAACGACGCGCCGCCGACGAGAGCCGACAGCGGGGCGAACAGACCGGTCAAACCGCCTGTGAGAGCGCCGATCATGGCCAGCGGCATCGCCAACGCCCCGGCAAGCGGAGCGGCGATCAGGTTCTCCATCATGGCGCCACCGAAGATGGAACCCACCGCGTCGGGGAAGTACGACTGCAGGCCCTCGGCCACCATGTCGATGATTACCGCCGACGACTGCACCGCGATTTCGCTGCCGATGTCGGCGAGGATGTCCACGCCCGCTGAGCCGCCCGAGCTGATCAGCGCCGACACGATCCCGCCAGCGCCCGGGGCCTGGCTGTTGACCGCCGCGCCGGCCGCCGCCGCGCCCGCGTTGATGGCCGCGTTCGCCACCGCCTTCGCGATGGGGACGATGACCTTCTCGATGATGTACTTGATCAGCGCCTGGAGCACGATCTTGAGGATCCGGATGCGTTCCTGCGCAGCGATTTCCTCGCTCGACTGCGACCGGTCCATCAACGCGCTCGTGTCGTTGAGTAGTCGGCCCGACGCATCGAACGCCTGGAAATCCCCACGGAACTTTCGGAATTCGTCGGTCATCTCGTTGAGGGTGTCGCGGGCCTCGATGTTCACACCGAGCACGCCGAGCAGGATGCGCACCAGCAGGTTGACGATCGCGCCCAGCACAGGGATCTGGGAGACACCGAAGAACTCGGCGCCCACGGTGTTGTTGACGTTCACCCCGCCACCAGTGGCGAAGCCCCGGACACCGCCGGTGCGGGCCAGCGCCTGACGGAACGCGTACACGCCTTGTTGGCCGCCCATGCGTGCGACGTCGCTGGTGGTGAGCACGTGCTCACCCGGCATCAGCATGGCTGGCACCGAGTCCTTGCCGGGGGTGCCGCCGTTGACACCGCCGCCGGAGGCGAACAGGGCACCGACCAGTGCCTGACCCGTGCTGCTGCCCCCACCGTTCTGCTGCGACGCCGCCACCGCGGCGCTCACCTTGCTGTTGACCGCCTCGGCGATCGGCGGACCGGCGGCCTGTCCCATCGTGGTGCCGATGCTGGCCAGGGCGGCGTCCTTGACCTCGCTGACGCCCTCCGCCACAGCCGATTTCAGCACCGGCTTCAACGCTTCCTCGGTGAGCTTGTCCCGCACCTGGGAGAGCACGTCTTTCATCTGGTCGAAGCTGGCCTTGATCTGCGCCGACAGGTTGGTGAATGTGCGGTCGATCAGCGCGCTGGTGTCCGAGTACAACTGGCCCTGCGCGTTGAATGCGGGCCCGTCGTTCTGGGTGAGGTTATCGGCCGCGCCCTGGCTGCCGGTGCGGTTGTAGTCCCCCACCTTGAATCCGGCCAGGGCGGCGAGCGCGTTCGGGTTGCGTTCGGCGAGCAGTCGTTCCGCGTCGACCGTGTCCTTCGGAACGTCGCGGAATCCGACGCCGAGCGCGGAGGTGAGAACGTCGCCACCGACGTCGGCCGCGGCACCGCCAGCCGCGGTGGCTGCCGCGTCGGCGATCGGCTTGAAGAACTCGGCGCCGCGCATCTGCCCGTCGAAGTTCGTGACGTATACGGGCACAACGCCACCGGACGTGCCCGGCAGGCCACCCGCTCCCAGTGGGACGCCGTTGACCGGCAGGCTCATGATGTTCGGCATTCCGGCCGCGCCCTGGGCGTTGCCGCCGTACGTCGCGCCTTGGCCGGTGCCGCCGCCGCTCTCGAAGTTCACTCCGTTGGGCAGGGTGGCCCGCATGTGCTCTGCCGACCAGCCGATCTGGAGCGCACCGGGCACCGCGCCGGACACCGCGCCCAACGAGCTGAGCACCGAACCGGCATCGGCGGTGGAGAACAGCCGCTTGGACGTGGCCTGGCCCTGCGTGATGATTTCCACCAGGTCGCTGACCGCGCCGGAGCAATCGCTCAGCCCAGCAGCGAGATCGCTCGCACCCCAGCTGTATTGCCCGCCGCTGTGGGCCTGGGCGTAGGCAGTGACCGGATCTAGGACGCCTGCAGGCAGCGCCGACATGGGAAGGCCGGTAGCTGCCGCCGCCGAGCCCCGCGACCGTGAACCCGCCGGTTTCATCAGCTTCTCGCGGAACGTCTGCAGCGAACTGATCAGGCTGCTGTTCGTCGAGTCGAGTGTGCCCGTATATCCGCCGCCACCGACAACCTGCGTGACCAGGTCGGCGATCGTGTCGTCGCTCAGCCGTCCCTTTTTCTTGTTCCGCGCTGTCGTGATCGCTTTGACCACAGGATCGTTCGCATCCAGGCCCAGGCCGGTCAGGTCCGAGCCGAGGTTGCCCGACTTCGCGAATGCCGCCAGCACGGTGGCGTAGCGGCTCAGGTCCGCACCGCCGCCCGGCAGGCCAGCGGCGGTGATCGGGTTCGGCAGGATGCCGCCCTGAGCCATGCTCACCGTGGCCGGGTCAGCACCGAGCCATTTCTCCGGATCGCCGCCGAGTGCTTGGATGGCGGCCGCTGCGGCTTCGTAGCCGCGGTGCCGTGGCTTGATCGGCGTGCCGAACGGGCCCAGTTGGGTGCCGCTGCTGGTGGCCGCCTTGTCGACGGCCGTGCTCATGTTGCTGGTGTTCGCAGCCGTCGCCGCCAGCGGGTTGCCGGCCGTGCCGCCCTTGCCGGCCAACAGATCCCGGATCTGAGACAACAGGCCGAGGACTGTGGTGTCCTGCGGTAGGCCAGGCACTACCCCGCCATCGTCGAAGCCCACGATGCCGCCGCCGGCGTAGCCCCTGCGGGACAGGCCGGACCGGAAGCTGCTGTTGAGGTTGTACAGCCACCGGGAGCCCAGTGCCCGCATCGCCTCCGGAATGATGACGCCCTCGCCGCCGGACATCGGCACCAGCATGTTGTCGACGCCGGGCGAATAACCGGGCAGCACACCGCCTTCGGCGCGGCCACCCTTCGGCACCGTGGTGTCGCCGGGGAACGCGGGAATGAACCCGGGAGTGCGGAGCTGCGACGGATCGATCGGGTTACCGTTCGGATCCCGGAATACCACCCGCACGGTGACGTTGCCGTCGGGCAGCTTCTGCACCTCGTAGCCGAGGTCCTTGACGCGTTGGATCGCCTCGGGTGTGTCCTCTTTCAGCACCACCTGGCCGTCGGGCAACGTCTTGATGTCGTTGGCCAGCAGCTCGGTGTTCTTCCGCGCGTTGGCTGCTTGCTCCGCAATCTGCGCGAACGTCGCGTCCGCATTGGCGGGGTCGACGCCTGGGATCTGAAACTTGCCGTCCTTGACGTCCTGCAGCATCTGTTCGTAGAGAAGCGATCCCTTCTCAGGCATGCCCAGGTTGGCCGGATCGGAAGCGTTGGGCAGTCGGCCCAGGTCGGGGTAGAACTTCTGGACGGTGGCCTGGTCCTTGACCTCCTGCGGCACGTTCGGATCGCCCTGCAACTTCACATAGTCGTTGTCAGACTTGATCTTCTCGACCAGCATGGTGATCGTCGTGAAGAGCGCAGTGAGTCCCAGCGTGACGGGATTGAACGCAGAGGCGAACCCGGTGGCCGAACCCTTTGCCTTGCCCGGCATTCCGTCGAGCAGGCCACCCATGTTGGTCAGATGGCCGATGACGTCGGTGATGCCGGTGATGGTCTTCCACGCCAGGAACGCCGTCACGACACCGGTCACTCCACCGGGCATCGCCGCGATGATGTCCGTGACGGTCTTGAGGATCGGCAGCAGCACGTCCGCCCACTGCTTGGCCCCGTTGTACACGTCGACCAGCGTCGAGCCGACGTTCTTGAGGATCTCGATCCACCGCCCCAGCTGCTCTTTGCCCTCGCGGAAGAACTCGGTGAGCTTCGTCTGGCCCTCGGTGCTGGTCAGGAAGTTGTGCAGGTTGGTGGTGGCGTCCTCCAACCACTTCAAGAATCCGCCGTCGCCGCCAGCCGCGGTGGTGAGGTCGTTGAGGATCTTGCCGATGTTCAGGAACGTCTCACCGAGGTGGCCGGCCGCGTCGATGCCCTGGTTTATCCACTTGTCGAGGTTGCCGTTCTGTACCGACTCGGTGATCCAGTTGTCGAACCGAGTGGTGACGCCCTTGAGCCCGTCGGCGAGGCGCGGCAGGAAATCGCTCGACTCCGACGTGAGCGTGCCGATCGCGTGCACCAGCGGCTCGATCGCCGCGTTCGCGCGTGTCTGCGCCTCCGCGGTGTTGCCGAATAGCTTGTCCAGGAACGACTGTGTGGAATCGAGACCGCCGACCCGGCCGAGTTCCTTGAACGTGCCGTTCCACGCTTTGGAGATCCCGCCCAGGCCCTTTTCGAGGGTCGGCATCGTCTTGTTGGTCAGGTCGGTGAACGCCTTGTCGATGCCCTCGAACATGTTCTGCTGCACGATGTCGCGCTGCAGATGCTCGACCTGTGGCCGGACCGCGACGATGGCCTTGACGGTCGCTTTCGCCGACTCGGCGAGGTCTTTTTGCGCCTCGACGGCCTTCAGCAGATCCTTCGGGTCGCCCGACTTCGACGCTTCCCACGCGGCCGTCACAGCATCCGACAGCCCCAAGAAACCGAGCTTCGCGGTGCCGACCGACGACACGATGCCGCCGATGACGCCGGGCAGCAGTCCGCCGACCTGGACGAGCTGCTGCACGGCACCAACGAGATTCAGGGTGGCCACAGAGGCGGCCGGCAGGCTACCTACGCCGAGCGCGATGCTGTTAACACCCAGCGGGCTGGTGAAGAATCCGCCACCACGGCCACCGCCACCGCGGCGGCCACCGCCGCCGCCCCGAGAGCCTCCCCCGCCGCCCGGTGTGCGTGGCGGCGGAGGCGGCGCGGTTGGCTTGGGCGCCGCCGCAGCCGCCGCCTGTGCTACTGCCAGCCGAGACCACGCCGCGGCCTGGCGATCCAATGCGCGTGTGACAGCGTTGATCTGCCGCGTTGTCAGCGTCGCCGAGGACTTGGCTTTCGCTGCTGTCTTGGTGTGCTCGTCGCCGACGTGCTCCACCGACTCGGCAACAGCCTCATTCGCCGTGACCTGCTTGGTGGCCGACTTCTCGGCCTCCCGGGACAGATGCTGATAGTCGCGCTCGACCTCTTCGAGCCGACGCTGGATCTCGGCGAGGACCGGCGCCAAAGCGCCCTGAATCTCGCGCAGCGTCTCAGCCGGCAAGTCCGACCCGTCGATCTTCAGGTCAAGCTTGATCGATCCGACGGGCGTGGTCACCGGGCCAAGCTAGCGAGACAGGGTGCTACTACTTGGTTTTGCCGCTCTGCACTGCGAGCAGCGCCTCAGCGTCCTTGACGGCGCGCTTGCCGCCGATCTCGGCGATGCGCTTGAGCAGGTCACCCCACACACCACCCGCCACACTGGTGTACGCCTCGTCGTCGGGGTCGGACATACGCTCGAGGACCCGCTCGATGCTCTCCTGCGAGATGTGCCGCTTGACGAACTTCACCGTGAGGTCGGCCTGGAATTCGGGGCTGCACTGCTGGCCCGCTTGGAACAGTGCGGTGAGCGCGTTCTGGTGCGGGACACGGAAAGCGAGCTTGTCGCCCTTGTAGTCCAGCCAGTCGTATTTCCACTCGGACTGGTGCACCCACTTCGCGTCGTCTGCGGGCTTCTCGTCGTCGACGAGCGCCACGTCCGTCACCAGCTCTGCTTCCACGGGCTCAGCAACGACCGCCTCACCATTGACGACGTGAGCGGGCTCCGGATCGGGCTCCTCTGCGACCGGAACATCAACGACGGGAACATCCAGGATTTCAGTGCCATCCGAGGCGAAAGTAGACATGCCGAGCATGGTGCTGCGGCGCGGTGCAAACCCCGGTCAGCGTTCCCGGGAGGCGATGCGCAGACCCGCATTACGCAGGAACGGCCGCCCCTTCATCGGACCCTGCACGACCCGCTTGGCGAACACGATGCGGTTACCGATCTGGAATCGCAACGCCTGCGCCCGACGCGGCACGATCACGCGGGCGCGGCGACCCTCATGGACCGGAGCCGCGTACTTGGCCAGCGCGTGAACACTGCCCGCGACGGTGCGAGGCCCGGTGAACCGGACCTGCCCCTCACCGATCGACTGGCCCAGATGCCCAGTGTCGACCGGCACGTCGGCGCGCGCCTGATTGGCGACACGCCGCTGCAGCGACCGCATCCGGCGCGCCTCGAACGCACGCACCTGATCGTTGAGTTCGCGTTCGTTGAGCTCGACGTGAGCACGCACGGTGGCCATGGGTTACGGCTGCGGTTCGTCCGGTTCGCTGGCCTTGCGAGACCGTCCACGCTTCGGCGGCTCAGCCCCCACCTCCGCGGCGGCCGGGAACTCTGAGACCTGAGCGTACGCATCATCCTCGGCTGCGTCAGCCGCCAGCTGATCGAGAATCTCGCCACGGTCGCCGTACGCCGCAGTGTCAGGCTCATCGAGGCTGCCGGCCACCACGATCGCGCCGCCGATGGCCACGAGCTTACGGATGTCGGCGGTCACCTCGACGGTGCGCCGCACACCGCGGGGCAGCCAGTCAGTCGGGGTAACACTTCCCTCGATCGTCACGTGATGCGTCACAGCACAACCTCTCTCAGATTTGGACGTAGGCCATTCCGGTCCACGCGATGATGCCGCCTTCGGGCCCGTGTGGCTCGACGGTATCGGTGGCCACTGCACGCTCTTTGCTCTTCAACCGGCTGGTGACGGCGCACAGGACTTGCTCGATGCGCCACGAGTCGTCAAGGCTGATGATGGCTTCGTCGTCGAGGGTGTCCCAGTCCGGTTGAGCGTCCATGTTGGTGCAGCGCGCCACGCCGACCTCCACTGCCAGCACACGGATCGGTTTCTCCCGGCAGTCGTCGACGTCACGCGCGTAGGCCGCCGGGAAGTCCTGCCGCAGAGAGCGATACCGGTGCGCTGCCCTGACCCACAGGAACGGCCCTGCGCACCCGTCGGTGTCTGGATCCCAGTTCGGCAACGCACCCTGACCGGCGAAGAATCGCACCGTGGTGATCCCGCCGCCGTCCGGCGGGCAAGGCGACGCGGGGTCGAACCCTTGCCGCATACCCTTTTTGAACGCGGCGATGATCTCCACCGCCGGGTCGACGCACGCCGGGCTGGTCACAACACCTCCGGAGCCTGCGCGAGATGATTCGGGTTGGCCGCAGCGAGCCACGAATCCACCTCGGGCAGCCCGGTCTTACCGGCGGCCAGCATCTTCGCTGGATCGAAAACGTGAGTCACACCTTGCCGGGTTGTGGACACCACCGTGCGGGGCAACCGGCACTTGGCGGTACCGCTGGGGTCGCAGGCAACCATGAATTCCTTGGCCAGCAGCCCGACCAGCTGCGCCACACCAGGCGGAACCGGATTGCCGCGCGTGTAGGTCACCGACCATGTGCCGGACTCGCCCAGTGGCCGGCCAAGATCTTGTCGCGGCCACGACGTGCCCTTGCGGTACAGGACGTTTCCCTCCACCTGGTATTCGTCGGGGTCGAGCACCACACCGTCGATCGTCACCGCCGTCACCTCAGCAACCGGGCCGGGCAGGTGCACCACACGCGGGCCCGAGACGGTGCAGCTGCCGACGCATCCGCACGGCCAGTTGAACCAATGCCCCTCATCGAGGGTGAGGACGAACGGTGACGCCCACGGCATTGCGTAGCCAGCCAGGCTCAGGTTCTCCGGGCACGGCCGCACTTTGGTCTCGCAGACGCCGAACTGCCGCCCGGACAACGCCCACAGCACGAAAACAGCCCGGTCCTCAGCGGCGTTGCGCTGCACCAGCGCCAGATCGTAGGCAGCCTGCTCGTCCGCAGTCGGCGTGTCCGACGGCACCGGCAACTCCGGCAAGCAGGTGCGGTCGATCGGCCAGTCGCAGGGCATGCGCGTCACGGTAGACAGCCGGGGTGATGCAGCCTGCATCACCGGAGAACGACGGAACGCCCGGGGGCACGTGACCACCCCGGGCGTTCCGCTGGACTTACCTCAGTAGCCAGCCGTGTTCACGATGGTCCCTGCCCACTTGGCCGCCGCCGCGTCGTACCGGTACGTGCACACGTGTGTCTTGCCCGCAACGGTGGTGGCGAGCAGTGTTCCGACGAAGCCGGTTCCGTGCGTGATGGCCTGCGCAGTGCCGTTGTCCTTGAACCGAATCGTCAGCTCTTGTCCATCGACTGGGGTCCCGGTGATGGTGATGCCGGTGATCGGTGCGGCCATGCCGGTGTAGTTGACCTGGTCCCATGCGTTGCAGTTGATCGACGGCGTGGCGCCTGGGGCGTTGACCGTGGTGGCACGACGGCGTGTTGCCGCTTGAAACTCGACGCCCAGGTACGACTGCCGCAGGGTGTTCATGCCACGCACATCGTTCGCCACATCGTGGACCTTCAGGACGCCACCCGATGCCACATCGAAGTAGAGGCCTGTTCCCTTGGTAGTGGGCGACGACGGTCCGTGAATGGCGTTTCCGGACACGATGACCTGGGCGTCCGTCTGCGCTGAACCCGACTTGGCCAGCAGGTAGATGTATGCCCCGACCGAAGACGATGGTTCCGTTGTGCCGATGAAGTTGTTGACGATCTGCGAACCGCGGCCGTCGAGCTGGGTGAGCGTGATACCCGAGTACCAGACGCCGTTGGTGGCCTGGAGTCCGAAGTCCTCGATGTAGTTGCCCTCCACGACCGTGGCGAACGCCTTGGAAATGTCGATGGCGTTGACGCCGATGCCGTAGAGGTGGTTGCCGCGAACCTTCCACCCCGCGCCCTTGTCGAGCAGAATGCCGTTCCCGGCAACGGTGGAGATGAGGTTGTTCTCACAGAACCCATCCATGTTGGAATTGCCGTTGCCCGACACGTTGCGGATCGCGTCGCCACCGATGTTGTCGAACTTGCACCACTGAACCACGTTCTCCGAGCAGGAGTTCGACACGATGTTGGCGCCGTTGGCCGTGGTATCCGTCAGGCGGATGCCGTCGCCCTTGACGTTGAAAACGGCGCAGTTGATGGCCCGCGCCCAGAAGTTTGTCAGCACGATGCCGTGCGCGGTCGATGTCGCGTTGTTGGCCGAGTTGCCATCCACGCAGATGCCTTGCAGCAGTACAGGATTGTCACAGGTCGCGGCGTTCGTGTTCCACGCCTGCGCCACCAGTAGACCGCCAGTGAGGTTCGTGCCGTTCTTCTGCTTGATGATCGCCGCACGCGCACCCACAGCAGCGCCCGCGCCGAGATACTGCCGATCGGGATACAGCACGATCCGGTTGGATGCCAGATAGGTGCCCTGCGGGAAGAAAATCGTTGAGCCGACTGGGCTATTCGCGATCGCGTTGTTGATCGCGGTCGTGTCGTCGGCGACACCGTCACCCTTGGCCCCGTACGCCCGGTCTTTGACGTTCACGAACACCGGCGCCACATAGGCGCTGGCAACGCCTTGCTCGATCCGATTCAGTTCCGCAGCGGTGATCGGCGTCGACCTGTCCGGGCTGTCATGCCAAGTCTTCGGGGTGAAAGTCACGCGGCGCTCCGAATCAACCGTGGGGAAGGTGAAAGACCCTGGGCGGGTGGCACTCCCTAGCAGTGAGTGCCACCCGCCACTAGGACTGCTACAGAGGCGTGACGACAGCTGTGCCGCCGGTCAGGCCGGTGCTGTCCGCGGTCAGCGCAGGCAGCGACGGATCCAGTGTGACGGTGTAGTTCCCCGCAGTACCAACCACCTGCACCTGACCCACCTCGACGTTGGACAGCGCCTCGATCGCCGACTGCACCGCGGCCGGCAGAGCCGTGTGCGCGATATTCGCCGACGGCAGGGTGCCGACCTTGGCCTTCCAGTTGCCGGTACCCCCGACCACCACGGTGTACTTCTTTCCGTTGCAGATCGGCTGCGGCGGAGCGACATCCGCAGCAGGCTCACCGGCGGGGCCACCGAAGTAGTAGTTCGGCGCGGTGAACACCGAGGAGATGTTGAGCTCGCACGCACCGTCAGTGGGCTTGGGCGGCTCGATCGGGGTGCGGAAGAACAGCAGGTGGTTGTCGTCTTCCTTGCTGTACGCCGGGACCAGCAGGCGGCCCGGGGTGCCATTGCTGTCGATCGCTGCGACGTTGTCGACGCCGCGGCCCCAGCCCTTCGGCGCGATGGTCCGGCCAGTGAGGGTGAACGTGGAGACCTGGGCACCGATGGGAATCGCGCCCGACACGAATTCGGTGCCGGCGAAAGCCAGGTAGCCGTACTGCTTTCCACGTGCCGACGCGGTGAAGATCGAATCGTCGGTCGGGGGCGGGCAATCGTCGTCGCCTTCGCCGCCGGTCCAGATCTCGAACATGACACCGGTGTCGGTGTCAACCGACTTGCGGTCGCGAACGCCGATCGGGTTGCCGTCGTAGTCGAGAATCCGCGCCCAGGACAGCACCATCGACCACAGGTCCGGGTCGACGCCGCAGAGCTGCAGTTCGGTGTTCCACCAACGACGCTCGGGCGGAGTGCGGTCGCTGACGCATTCCTTGCCGGCGGCGTTCTCCTGCGTGAGCTCGTTGGCGTCCTTCATGTTCGGGTCCAGGTTGGCCTGGATGAACCCGTCGGTGACGATGCGGTTCGCGAGGCCCGGAAGGGGCGTCCCGCAACGGTCAACCTTGGTCGCTCTGAGCGAGAGTCCTTTTACGACTGCGAATGCCATGAGCTGGCCTTCCTCCTGCTATCAGGCGCTTCGCGCCGGTCGGTATCCGAGGCTGCGCCGAACAGTAAGAGCAGTGGGTGCATCGTCAACGGTCGGCGCGGATCTCGTCGAGGCGGTCGAGAAACGGGTCCACTTCACGGGCGGTGGCGCCCCGGGTGCGCAGAGCGTCAACCAGGTCGAAAACCAGGTCGATCAGGTTGGCCTTGATGCGGCGCTCGATGATGAGGTCGTCGCGGATGCCCGAGTTGACTTCGTTGGCCCGGGTCATCGCCGCGCCCATGAATTTGTCGTATTCCACCCCGGCCTCGCCGGTGGCGCGAAGGCGTTCCGCCCGTTTGGTGTTCAGCCACGCCAGCCCCTTGGCCACTGCCGCCAACCCACCGCCGGTGAGCAACAACTGACCGAGGAACTCCCAATTCACCGCGTCACCCACGCCAGCCTGGCGCGGATGAGAATGGCTACGGCGATCAGCCCGTAAATGAGTACGGACGGCCAGGATTCCGGCGCATCGTAGGCCAGTGCATCCACGACGAACGAACTGGAGAACATGCCAAACAGGATGGATAGCAACGTGAGTGAGACCGCGAGCAATCTCGACATCGACCTGTGGAACGCCCACAGTGTCGACGTTCCGAGGATCAGAAACGCCGCGCCCCAGCTCTCCGGTGACCCGGGGACCTCCAGCGCGGTGGTGTAGGTACCTTCGTACCCTTCGAAGCTCCATGCGTCCTGGCCCAGCCACAGAGTCATCAGGCCGTACCCGATGGCCAGCAGCGCCCACAGCATGGTCTGGCTGCCGATGTACACGGTGCGGTGCTGGTCGTGGACCTCGACATCGTGGGTGGCTTTCGCCAGCTCGCGCTCCGACTCGGTCATCGCGCTAGGTCGTAGTCCCGCTGCACTGTCTTCGCGGCGGCGGTCGTGATGCCAAAGGCGTACGCCACCGACGCGGTGATCGCCGCCCAACGGACGTCGTTCATCAGGCCGTAGAACATCAGGACGCCGCCGAGCGGACCGGTCACGGCGTACAGCACGACCCGCCACGTCGAAGTGGCGTAGATGAGCGCGAACACCAGGGTGACCACCGAAATGACCAGTTGCGTCCACAGTGCCGCCTCCTGTTCCTCCAACAGGCCGAATGCGGCCAGAAACGCGACGGTGGCGCCGGCGATGCGGTACCAGCCTTCGCGCGCGGACTCAGGGATCAGCGCGCGAATCCGGTCCAGCCAGGCTGGGCCCTGCACAACCTCGGTCACGACGCAGCGCCCTTGATCGCGGCGAGCACCGCGTCCTTGTTCTTGAACTCGCGGGGGTCGATGCCCTTGACCGCCTGGGCGTATGCGTTGAGCTCGGGACGCGTCCAGTCGTCGTCTGGCTCACCGTCGGGCCACGCCTTCGGCAGGACATCCTCCCCGGACGTGCCTAGCGCCGGCAGGGACCCATCCGGCAGCGGCCCGCCCTCAGCGAACACTGTGTCGGGAACCGGTTCGCCGTCGGGAATATCGACGGTGCCAACGATGGCATCCTGCGCGTCGGCTTCGTCGAGCAGTCCGGCCTCGCGGGCATTGCCCTCGGGCACCACGTACACGGCGCGCGGCCCCGACCGGGTCAGCTTCTCGATCGCTTCGGGTGGTGTCCCGATCTCGAACAGCTTCGCCAGCGCCGGGCCGCGCTTGGCCTTGTCGACGAAATCGATCGTGGCGAAGCCATTCTCAACCACAACCAGCACACCAGCAGGCATGACTATCCTCCGCTCGGGAAATTCGCACTACCAGGGAAATTCAGCAGTCCAGGGAAGCCGTCGCCAGCGACCGGCGCCGTCACCTTGACAGCAGCCACCAGTGCCTCGTAGCCAACGACAAGGCTCCGTTCAGCGACGGCAACAAACTCGTTGAACCCCGCGGTGGGGGCGTCGCGCAGCGCCACCGGGCCGCGCCAACCAAACGTCGGTGACGTCGCCACCAGAGTCGAACCGAGACCCTCGACGTAGCCGCCACCGAACACCCACTGGTGTCCGAGAGGGGTCACCAGCTTGCTGCCGTTGTAGCGCACCAGATTCGCGTACGCCGCGAACGTCGCCCACTCCGCTGATGCGTGAATCTGGCCGACCGTGTTGGTCTTCGCCAACAGCCCCTCGAGGAATGCCACGGCGGCCACCACACCCGCAGCAGTTTCCGGCGTGCCGGCGTCGGCCAACATTCGAGTGGCCAGCTTGGATTCGACCGCGTTGGGTTCCTGCAGTCGGTGCACCTGCTGTGCCCGCACGCGAACCTCGTTGCGGCTGAGCTTGGTCAGATCGCACTCATCCGAAGCCCAGGAGGTGAATGCGGTGAACGTATCCGGAAACTGCGGGCGTACACCGCGTTTGGCGTCCGTCTCGGGATCGAGATCGCCCTCCGACACACACCACGGGTGTTGCCACACACCGAACTGGGCTCCGCCACCGTAGTTGAACACGCGGATGTCGACACCGGAAGCCAACCAGCGCAGCGGCCCGTCCTCGTCGGTCCACTGGGTCGCTCCGAACAACCCGTTCGGCGCCGGGTTGACCAGCGGAGCGTCGAACACCACCGGAGAAAATGCAGTGGTCATGGCGTGCGGTCCTCTCTACCGGGAAGACGGGCGGACGTGAACGCCTCGGATTTGTTCACGCCGCCCGCCTCGTCCATTGCGATACCCGGGCCTCGACTAGGAGATGTTCACGCCAGCGCCGGGCTGGGTGCCGCCGGTCAGCGAGTTGACGGCCAGTTGCAGGTCGCCCAGCTTCGCCGGGTAGGTCACCACCAGCGGAGCGCCCGGCAGCGGGCCACCCGTAACGGTGATGTCGCCCGCCTGGGTGACGCCATCGTCGATGGCGGTCAGCGCCGTGTCCGCGTTGGCCGCGGACGCGTTGAACGCAATCGACCCGGACGGAATGTTGTTGGCGGAGAACTTCAGAGTGATCCCGCCACCAGTCGGGGTGCCAGGCGTGGCGACCGTCTTCGTCACCGTAGCCGAACCACACACGATGGTCTCGCGGGCACCGACCGCACCGTTCGTGCACAGCGGCACACGGATCAGATCTGACGGGCCGCAACGCTTCCCGACCAGGAACGAGTCCTCCAGGAACCCGTGGGTGTAGCGGTTGAGCTGCACCTGCTCGATCGGGTACTGGACACCGAGGGTGATGACGTTGTCCAGCGACCGGAAGAACGTACCTGCCGGGTACAGGATCACGTCGACGCTGCCGGGCCACCACGAGGTGTCGAGGTGGCCGGGCTGTCCTGCGCCGAGGGACTGCCAGGTGCCCTCGTACTGCAGGTAGATGCCGCGGACTGCCAGCCAGTTGTCGATCTCGGCGTCGGAGACGGACAGCATGTCCTTGCCGTCCCGCATCGCCAGATCGGCGCGCAGCACGTCGCGGAACCACACCGGCGCAACACCTTCGACGGTGTCCCGGCGGGTCTTGAGCTGAATGTTGCGGGCCCGCACGTGCAGACCGTTCAGGACGCCGGTGGTGGCGCCCAGAACCGCATCGGTGGGGACGACCTTGGCCGCGCTGGACTCGGCCAGCATCTTCTGCACGGTCTTCGCCGAAACGCGGTACTGGTGGGCCACCAGGAACTCATCGACGAACTTTTCGATGAGCTCCGGCCACGCCTGCCGCTGCAGGATGCCGGCCTTGACCGCCCAGCCGATCGCCTCGAGCCGATACTCGATCATGTCGTCGGGGCAAGGGATCTCGACGAATTCCTTGACCGCAGTGGGCTGACCGTTGCCGTCGGTGGCTTCCAACTGCGGCTCGGTGAAGTGGAAACCGGTCTGCAGCGCGGTGAAATCCGGCTCAGCGGGGAACCGGATACCGCCACGCTTGATCGCGATCTCCGGCAGCGATAGCAGGTTGGCCGCCGCCGGGGTGGGGCAGAAGTCGTACAGCTGCTCAGACGGTGCGCACCAGCCACCAGCAGCGACCAGCGCCTCCGCGGAAACCTTGCCGCGCCCGGGGATCTCGGCGGCGACCCGGTCCAACTCGGCGTGCAGATCCTGTGCGTTCTCGATGACCTTGCCCTGCGGCCGAGCCATCTTGGCCAGCGCCTGGGTAGCGAACGCCTGACCACCAAGGGTGGTCTCGCCGGTCGGCTGGCGACCGGTCCGCTGACCAGCCTGCACCGAATCGATCGCCTCAGCGATCTCGCGGGAGCTGACGTTGGCGCCGCCGAACTCGGCGAACTTCGGCATCGAAGCCAGCGGAGTCCACCGCTTCGGCTTCTCGCCGGCTGGGGTGTCTGCGGGGATGTCACTGTTGCGGACGGCCCCAGCGAACGTCGCCCCGCCATTGCCGCTGGACGCGGTGACGGCCGCAGCAGCATCCTCGGCGGCGGCGTCGGCGGTCGCGGCTTCGGCCTCGGCGACCACTTCAGCAGCAGCATCCGCGTCGGCGGACTGCTCAGCGGTCTCGGAGGTCTCGGCCTCCGCGGCAGGCTTGGCGGCTGTCCGGGCGATCAAGCCGTTGAGCTTGTCAGCGTCGGACTGGTCGGCCGCAGCGACGGCGTCACGCTTCTCGGTGACCTTGTCGTGCGAATCGGCGAGGTACTCGAACCGGTCGACCTCTTCGGCGGTGAACTCGTCACCGACGGCGTGGCGGGCCTGGAAAACGTTGATCTCAGCCGCGACGGCGGCGGCCAACTCCTCCAGCTCGGTGACGGTGTCGGGCAACTGATCGGGCAGCGTCGTGAACTTCACTGCAATGGCTCCTGTCTCGGTGATAGGGGTACTGCCTGTTTCCGATCGCTCCCCGGCACATAGCGCATGGCAGGAACTCTCTGGCGCCGGACAGTAAGAGGGCATGGTGCAGCGACCTCGGAACACGAGACGGCCCCCGGTGTGAAACCGGGGGCCGCCTGGTCGATTACCTATGTGCTGCTGACGATCGTTTTGATCGTGCCGCCGCCATTGCGGAGCTGCTCCTTCTTCGCTTCCAGGTAGATCAGGAACGTCCTCACCGTCTTGTCCGGAGCGGTGTACTCATAGCCCTCGACCGTCGAACCCGTCGACGTGCGGGCACCGGCACGCCCACCGCCCCTGCATCCGCACGCCATTAGGCACGCTCCGCCAGCATCTGACCAATCCGCTGTGTCGGGGTCAATTCAGGCGGCGGATCCCCCACGGCGTTCCGTGCTCGTGCCAACACCGCGTCGGTGCGCTCCTTGTGCGCGAGCGCCGCATCCTGGTGGGCGCGGCGGCGGTCCACGGTCTCGACCACCTCTGTCAGCAGCGTCTTGAGTGACTCGCGATCCATGGTGAACCCACCGGCAGCTCGCTGTGCTTTTCGCGACGGGCCGAGGCTGGCGATGAGCGCAAGGTCGCGGCCGTCGGGTCCGGTGACTGCGCTGTAGATCGGGAATCCCGGGCTGTTGACGGCGTGCGCTGCGATCATGTCGAGCTGCGTACCGCGCCAGTCGCCCGACAGCGGTGCGGTCATGCCCATCTGGAAGACCTCGGGGTCAACACCTGGTGCAGGCACACCCGAAAACCAGATACCGAAGCGGTCCTCACCGACGCGCACCAGACCGAATGCCGTGCACACGTTGTCGTAGTGTGCTCGCGCTGTCGCGAGCGTGACGCCGAGCGAAGTGTCGGCGTGCCCGCCCTGCACCGTGAGCCGTCCCACCGACAGCTGTTTGCCGTTGTCGAGTTGCACCTGGCTGGTGTGGAAGTTGGCGTACCCGTTGTGGTTCCGCGGGGTGAGCTCCCCGTTGCCGCCGCGGATGGCGTGCCCCCACTCAGCCAGATGTCCGTAGATCCGACCCGTCTCGTTGTTCATCGTCGGCGCAGTGGGCCGCGCCAGCTTCGGATCCTCGAACAGCGCCGGGTCGTAGGTCTTCACGCGCGGACCGTCGACGCGGGCCACGATGGACGCCACCAACGCGAGGTCTCGGGTCTCCCGTTCGCCCAGGGTGATGTCGATGCCGTCGAACGCGGGGGTCTGCACCAGCGTGAATCCGGTCTGCTCCGCCTTGGTGAAGTACGTGAACGGCTCGCCGTTCTCCTCCCACCAGTCGTAAAGGTCGCCCTCGATCTCTTTGCCGTTCTCGTCGGTGAAGATGTATTCCGCGGCGGCGAGGTCGAGGCTGGGCGCGGAGACTTTGTGCTTGACCTGGTCGGCCGCCTCCATCGCCTCAGTCGAGTTGAGGAAATAGCCGCTAGCGAACACCCGGTCGCCCTGGATCTCGGCCGTCTCCACGACACCCACGGTGTAGCTGTCGTAGTGGCCGCCGCTGGCCTGCTTCTGCCACGCCATCGGGTGCGGAAACTCGCGCATCGTCAGGTCGATGTCGGCGGCCAGTATGCGTCGATCCGACGTCGCCACACCCAACTTGCCGATGTACCCGCTGAACGTCAGGAAGGTCTCTGCGTCCTCGGCCATGTCGTACTCCTGTTCACTCGATGCGGCCCAGCCGCCGGACGCCACGCGCCCAATCCCGTCTTGGTCGTCACGCGCACGAACATTGCCGGCGTCGGCGCGGCGTTCAATTTCCTCCGCCTGGGTGCGACCATCGCGGTTGATCACCACGCTGTCGCGGCCGTTGAGACGTTCGGTGTGCCGGTCGATCTCGTCGGGCAACTCTTCGTCGACGGCGAGAATGCCGACACGGCAACGGCAGTTCTTCCACTCGGCGGCCGACGCCGACCGATCCCCCGGAACGAACATCTGCTCGCCACCAACGGTGAAGTGCCCCATCAGCGGCACCCGCTGACCGTCCGCCGCCCAGTGCGTCGGCCGCGTTTTCCCATCGATCGTGCAGATCCACGTCTTTTCGAGCTCGTCGGCGTCCTCCGACTGCCGGGCAGCCGCGACCACCGCGTGGTTCATCACGCCGGCGGCCTGGTATCCGCCGCCGCGGGCAATCTCCCGCATCACCGCCGACGATGGGTTGAGCACCTTGGCGGCTTCGGCTTGCAGCACCGCGGGACGGTCTTCGGGAATCACCGACACAGTGATCTGCGGATCGGAGAGGGCCGCCGTGACCTTGTCCCGCACCATCTTCGGGGTGCTCGTGAAAATGTCCTCACGTTTTGAGGACAGGAAGTCATCGCGCGCAGCGGCCAGCGACGGCGTGGCCTGCACATATTCGACAGCCGCGTTCACCTCTGCGCGCGACTGCTGCACGGACACCAACAAAATGTCGATCACGGACCCATCGATGTCGCTGACCGCGGCCGCCCCGCCGCCACCGATATCGATCGGCAGGCCAAGGCCCGTCACGGTCTCGTACACGGCCACCGCCCACAGGACCGCCAGGCCGGCTACGATCACCGCTTCGGCGCTCGTCTCCCACTCGGATTGCTTCTGCGCGACCGCATCCGGATCCGGCGGCAACTCCGACGCGGCGGCCGTCAGCGCCGGCAACACCGCGTCCTGCACGTCCGGTGCCCACCGGCGGATCGCCTCGGCGTACAGGTCGCTGATCGCCGTCTCCGCCTTGATGGTGTGCGACAACGCATCGTCACGCCCGGGGAAGAACATCAGCACACCTCGTCTCGGAGCGCCTTGAGCGCGGCGATCGCGTCAGCGAAGCTGGCGTTGTCGGCGACGACCACCACTCGCCGACTGGCCGTGTAGTGGCTCGCCGTCGCGTTGCCTTCCCGTGCCCGGACGACGCCGGGGTGTGTCTTGTCGATCTCGGCCATCAGACCACCTGCCCGTCGACGACCTGGCTGGTTAGCTCACGCCGAGCGATGCGGCGAACGGCGGAGCGGACACGCTCAGGGTCCAGACCGTGTGCGGCGGCGAACTCGCCGTCGAGCACGTCGTCAAACCCCTTGATCAGCCGGCTCGCTTCGCCGTCGTCGACCGGAGGCATGAACCGGTGATAGTCGCGGGGCGCTACGTCGCGCAGACGCGCATGCTGCACGCGGTCGTTCGTCCGGACCCGCCGCTTCCCCGCCAACTCCAGCGCCCGCCCCACGAGCAGATCCACGACAGCCAGTTCGACGTCGCCACGCAGACCGGCCGACTGGTCGCCGCTGCTGTCCTCGGTGTCGGGTTCCTGCTGCCTGTCAGCGCCCGATCCCTCATCGGACTGCTGATTGTCTGCCGGCGGCAACGCGGGCTGCGGCTCGGGGAAGTCGATGGCCTGCACGCTGGCATCGAGCAGCGGCAACAGCGTCGGCAACAATGTCGGGTCCCGCGAAACCCGGTCCTGAGCCCACTGTTTCCAGCCGTCCAGGCTGGTGAAGTCGTAGAGCGCATCGTCCGGCAGGCCGTACTGGCGGACCAGCGCCTCAGCGGTGATGGCGCCGCGGTCGAACGCGTCGCGAGCCTCGTCGGTCTTGTCCGGGTCGGCGGTCAGACGGCTCGCGTCGTACCAAAGGACGTACTTGTCCGGATCGATCCCGGCCGCGGCCAGCATGTGGCGTAGCACGCTGTCATAGATGGCCTGGCAGATCGTTTCCAGCACGGGCGACACGTGGATCTGCACGTCCTGATCGGACCGCAACCATTCCGACCAGTGGTTCGAGTTGCCGAGCCCGAGCAACTGATCCGGCGACATGTCCAGCCCCATGGCCAGCCGCGCGATGGCCTCGGTGCGCGTCTTGAGCGCCGTGTCGCTGACGTCCTTGCCGATCTCCTGATGATGGATCTTCGACAGGTGCTCACCGGGAGCGGCGACGACGACGGGCACGAGCGCCGCCATGCTGTCCGGATCCTTCGCCGCCGTCTCGCCGACGCGAACGATCGTGCGCTGCAGACTGTCCGCGACACCTGGCCGGCGTGCCGGTGGCGCAGGCGACCCGGCCGGTTTGTCCGCCGACACCGGAGCGCCCGCCGAATCCGGCAGGCTGGCCTCCGACGGCACGAACAACAGCCCGTTGTTCAGCAACCGCGAATTGTCGGCGTTCCGGATTTTCTTCGTCGTCCGGACGATCTCACGCAGCGAGTCCAAGCACGCCTGCACCGGCGAAGTCGGTAGAGCGGCATCCTCGGCGTCCTGATTCCAGACCCGGAACATGCCGTCACCCGCCGCCGCATCGAACTCGTGCTTCGACCCATCCGGCAGCTTGATCACAACACTGTTGCGCCGCGCGCCCTTCTCGATTTCCTTGCGAGTCACCACGAACCACCGCTCGGGCAGCAGTGACCCGTCCGCCCAACCCGCGGCTGGGCGCACCAGGATCGCGATCCAGTGCTCCCCCGGCACCGTCAGGCACTCGGTGGCGCGCTTGATGATCTTCGCCTGCCCCAGCGGACCGCCGGCGATCTCGCGCACAATCTCCGCGAACCGCATACCTTCCGCGTTGTCGGGATCGATGCTGCCCGTCGGCAATCCGGTATCGGGGTCGATCTCCGACGCGACGAGCCGCACCCGGGAGCACGAGTTGGCGCGCCACCGCACGTAATAGCCGAGCTCACCAACCTGGCGGTACATCTCCCAGGCCTCGGCCTGCCAGTTGTCGCGGCGACCCATCGTCGCGGATCCAAACACCTTGCCCGGGTCGCTCACCGGTGCACTGGCTGCCGTCAGCGCCGCGGGACGCCCAACGGACGCGACCAGCGCGGTGCCCTTACGGCGTCGAACGACGCGCAAATCCGGAGCTGCCACGAGCGAGACGGTAGCCAAGCTGGGTGTTTACTCCCCGTTCGCGACGATCTCGATGTCCTCGTCCGCCGACAGCGGAGCCGCGATCCCCACGAGGTGGCTGGTGGCCAACGCGACCCCGAACAGTGCCCACCACGGCCACCCGATGATCAGCACCGGAACGATCGCAGTCGCCAGCGACAGCCAGAACCCCACGCACCACGGGCATCCCAGGAAATAGGCCAGTGTCGCCCACTGCGTTTGACGGCGCCGGAAGTGCACGGCAACAGCGTTGTTCTCGTCATCGCGCTGCTCCGTCTGGTCCGCGATCGTGCGCGCCGCGACAATTCGGCGTTCTATGGCCAGCCGTAGCGGGTCCAGCACGGTATCGAAGTTGATCAGGCGCACGAGCCGCATTACGGCCAACACGTAGACGAAAAGAGCCAGAATGGTAAGTCCGAGGCTGAGATTCATGAGACCGGAGGCTATGCAGCGAGGGTGAAAACTGGCCTCACCGGTGAGGACACCGCAGGTCAGACAGCGGCTAACGCCTTGCGTCGCTCAGCTTTCCGTTCACGGCCACAGGTCCGGCACCACTTCCGGCCGCCATGCTCATAGGTGTTGTACGGCACCATCGGATGCCCACACCGCTTGAAAACCTGCAGCTGCCCAGTCATGTGGGCATCGACGATCTGATCGAACTGGGCACGCAGCCGCTCGAGATCGGCTTGAGCCTCCGCCAGATTCCGGCGCGTCACCGCGTGCTCGCAACGCTCCGTCCGCAAATCGTCACCCAGCGTGCGGTTTTGGGTCTGCGCCACCACCGCGAACTGAGTCAAGTCCTCGGCGCGGATCGCCCGCACCAACCTGAGCGAGCACCGCATGCGGTCCGCGATGTCCTGCGCCGTCACACCCGCCAATGTCAACCCGGCAACCAGCCACGCCCGATCCATCTCGGACAGCTGCGTCATCTTCCGCGACGACTTCGGCGTCGACAGCACCGCGGCGATCATGTGCTCGTCCGGCTGCCAACGTTGCGGATGACTCACAAGGCCAACGGTAAGGCGGCATTGACGCAACATTCCGCCGCTCAAGACTTGTCTAGGTAAACTGTGACATTCGCAGTGACCAGCAACACAATTCGGCTATACCGAAGTCATCGAGGAGGGTCTAGTGACGCTATACATCAACGGTTCCTGGACAGGGTGGAACGGCAACACGATCGTTGAACTCACGGACGGTTCGATATGGCGCCAATCCCAATATCACTACGAGTACCGATACGCCTATCGACCCAAGGTGACGATCCAGAACGGAAAAATGCTGGTGGATGGCATGAGTCGTGCCATACCGGTGCAGCGGCTGAAATAACCGCCCCCGGCCGCGCCGAGCGCCCGGCAACCTCAGCTGATCTTGCGCGACATCCAATCGCCCAGGTCCACCACCGAGCCACCGCGATCCGGGCCATCCGCCGAGCCCTGGCCCTCCGTCAGCGGTGCCGCCATGTCCCACTCCAGCCCGGCCGCGTGCACACACTCGTCGTGGCCAATCACCAGTGCCGCCAGATTGTCCGGCTGATGCTGACCCGCCTGCCACGCCACCGCACGCGCCTCGAAATCAGGGAAATACCCGGCCAGTCGGCAGGTACCGACCTCCAGCGCCTGCAGCAGCGCCGCCGACCGAGCCACCGCATCACCCACCCGAGCACGGCCCTTCGGCGGCCACGACGTCACCGCGATCGGGCGATCCAACGTCCCGCCCTCCACCGCACGCGCAATCGCCTCCCGCACAACCCGCGTGTACGTCTCCCGCGCCGCGAACCCCTCCACCGTGATCTGACTCGCCCCGACATCGACCGCCAACCGCACCGCAGCCCGCGCCCACTCATCCGACGTCATCGGCGCCGACTTATCCGCGATCATCGCCACCCCACCCCCAGCAGTCGACGACACCGCCACCAAACCACACGAGTCGCCCTGCCCACTGTCCGACGGATCCACCGCCACCACCGTGAACACCGGACGAGCAGGCGCGACCGACAACCGCCACTCGTCCAACCACTTCTGCTTCACCAGGCCACCCGCCGGGGCCTTCGGCACACCCATGTACATCGCGTACCAAGCACGCTCACCCGACGTCCGGCGCATCGCCGCGAAATGCTCCGGCGTGTACCCCAGTGCGGAGATCATCGTGACGCCGGGCGGCCGGCGCAGCGCATCCGCAATCCCCGACTCCGACACGGCGGGAATGTTGGTGTGACGCCACCGGTCCGGCTCCTGCGCCAACAGTGCGCCGGCCAGATCTTCCTCATGCCAACGCGTCATCAACACCAGACACGACCCGCCCGGATGGATACGTGTCGCCAACGTGCTGCGGTACTCGTTCAGGATCCGCTTCCGATGCGCGGCGCTGTCCGCCTCAGACGCGTCCTTGAGCACGTCGTCAATGATCATCAGATCGGCGCCGTGGCCAGTGATTCCGGAACTGATGCCCGCGGCCAGCACACCGCCCTGGTGCCCCTCGACGTTCCACCGACCGACAGCCGTCTTGTCCGCCGCGATGCTGAACCCAAGAAACTCGCCGTGCTCCCGGATGATCGCCCGCACCTTCCGCGAGTGCGTCTGCGCCAGATCATCACCGTGCGACACGACGACGATCTTCAAATCCGGGTCACGCATCAACGCCCACACCGGCGTCCAGATCGCGAATAGTTCCGACTTCCCGGTCCGCGGTGGCGTGTTCACGATGTCGCGCTGGTCAGGTTCCGTCACCCACCGCACCGCCGTATCCGACAGCAGCCGAATCGTCGGCGTCACACGGAACTTCGGGTCCAGGCGACGCGCCAGCTCCGCCGGGGTCGAAGGCCGACGCAGGGCACGCATCGCCCGCACGTGGCGGACAGCCGTCAACAACGAGACCGGGGCGGACACCCGCGAAGAGTGTCACGCCCCGGTGCTCAGACGATCAAGCCGAGATCAATTGCTGGGCACGCTGAAACGACACCCCGAGCACCTCACCCACATCACGCACGGCAACGCCATGCTCCGAGAGGCTGCGGGCCAACATCTTGGCGCCCTCCTGAGCCGCAGCCGCGTGCTGATCCGCCAGTTCCCGCTCCCTAGTCACCTCGTCAGCAATCGCCGTCACGTCGATGTCGTCGACACTGATCGAAATTTCTACTCCGACCTCCGAGGGTGCAGCATCGACCACCGTGCAGATGAAGTCGAGCGCCTGCCCGGGGACTTCGGCGAGCCGGCGCGCCTGAGTGGTGTCGGAGAGGTTGATCGAACCGTCGGCAGTCACGTACCCGTCGAGCTCGGGCACGGTGATCATCCACCACTTGTCGTCGCGGGTGACGTTGACCTTGTAGGTGTGCATGTCAGTCAGTCCTCCTCGTTCTTGCAGTCGGTTGCGCACCGATCGATCACGTTGTTGACCTGGCGGCGCACGCCCGGGCTGATGGTCCGGCCGCCGGTGTCCACCGAGACGCTGTAGCGGCCGTGCGGGCAGGTCCACACGGTGTGGCTGCCCTTGCCGTCACGCTTGGTGAAGCGTGCGCCTTTGAGCTGCTTGACGATTTCTCGGGTGGGCGCCGGTGCGATCATGAGCATAGTCTAGCGCGCTAGACGGTTTCTAGTCAAGTTGGCTAGACAAAATAGATTGCAGGTCAGAGCCGACCCGTGAACAGCCTCCATAACCCCACCAGCAGCAAGGCCACCCCGCACCACGCGATGATGTGCAGCAACACCGGCCGCGTCGCCGGAAACAGACCGAGCAGCACCACCAGCACCACCGCCCCGATCTGCAACTGACGCACCCGCTCCGCCCGACGCGCACGCTGACCAACCCTGATCAACGACTCGTAGTAGGCCATCTCAGCCTCCACGAACTCCGTCACGTCGTGCTCGCACCGAGCGCACTGCACACGGCCGGCGGCGTCCGGGCCGACCAGTTCGAGCACCACCATGCACCGCGGACACCGCGCAGGATCACCCATCACTCATCACTGCATGCCTTCCGCACACGCGCGTTGCTGTCCATGTCGATTACCTCGGACACCAGTCGCCGCCTGCCCTCATGGTCACGCACGAACGGCTCGGTACCGCGCGCCAGCGACCCGTCATAGAACGCGCGCCGCGACTCCCCACCGATCCGCGCCATATCGGCCAGCGGATCCGCATCCGGATCAGACCAGCCCATCACTCGCTCCCCTCGGCGCGGTTCTTCACGTTGTAGACCGTCGCACGCGCCACCCCGAACTCTCTCGCCAAATCCGCTGCCGACTCGCCAGCATCCAAGCGGCGAACCACCTCGCCGATCTGCGCGTCGGTGAGCGCCGGTTTGCGGCCCTTGTACACACCCTTCGCCTTCGCGATCGCGATACCCTCCCGCTGCCGCTCCCGGATCATCGACCGCTCGAACTCCGCCACCGCGCCCAGCATCGACAGCAGCAGCGTCGACATCGGCGAGTCCTCACCCGTGAACGTGAGGTTCTCCTTCACGAACTCGACCCGCACACCCCGCGCGGTCAGCTCCCGCACAGTGCGCCGCAGATCCTCCAGCGAACGCGCCAGCCGATCCATCGAGTGGACCACCAACGTGTCGCCCTCGCGCACGTAGCCGAGCGCCTCCGTGAGCGCCGGCCGCGCGGTGTCCTTGCCGCTGGCCTTGTCCTCGAACCGCTTGTCGAGCTCGATGCCGTCGAGCTGGCGTTCCGTGTTCTGGTCGACCGTCGAGACCCGGACGTAGCCGACCCGCTGCCCGTTGCTCATTGGCCGGCCGCCAGCCACGCGACGAGCTGGTGAACGAGCGCAGCAGCGTCCTCGCGTCCGATGGTCACCGTGACCTCTTGGTCCGCGTCGGCTGCCCGGAACGTCGCCACGTCAGGCCAGGCGCTGTCGGTGAACGTGCTGACGTCGAGGCGCGGCCAGCCGAGCAGCTTTGCGTCCCTGTCGTCGGTCTCGATGTCGCGGAACGTCTGCGTGGATCGGCCTGGGTGGCTGGACGCGGCGAAGCCGCCCCCATGGGTGGGAGCGGCTTGCCCTGCGTGGTTGTCGGTCACAGGCTCATCCTTCGTAGACGTCGGCGTCGCCGGTGGCGGGGTTGACGACGAGGTGGCACGGCCAGGGGGCCACGACCTCGGCCTGGTCGTTGTAGCACGCGGCGGCCAGGCCCTGGGCGTTGTCGGGCCCGCAGATCCGGTTGCCCATGGTGCGGCAGTCCCAGCCGGGCTGGTCCTCCTCGATGGCCTGGGCGACGGGTTCGGCCTGTGCGGTGCCGACGACGATTGCGCCGGCGGGGATGCCGAGCGCGACGCCGACGAACAGGCCGGCGGCGAAGGCGACGCGTTGGGTTGCAGTGAGCATGGGTTTCCTTCCGGGGTTGGGTGGTTGCCGGGGCCTCAGGTTTGAGGCCCGGCGGGGCGGAGCGGTTAGGCGAGGTCGGACCAGTCAGCCCAGGTTGGGTGGGGAGCGTTGTCCCATTGGACGATCGCGATGGGGCGGCTCTCGTCGTTGAGAAGTGCGCCCTTGATTCCGGTTTTGCGGTCCTGTACTCGGGTTTCGGCGCTGGTGATCATTTGGGCCTCCACGCTGGTCGATGTCTATTTACGTTCTAGACCAGATTAGACCAGCGTCCAACAATTCGTCAACCACCTTTTTTAGACAGTGATTGCACTGGTCACACCCAACATTCCGAGAATCCCGGATAGTTCACCACGGGTACACCCCAGTTAGACAGGGGCCGGTGGTCCTTGGACCTCGATTGGCACGTCGGTGTCGTTGACGATCGACTCCCCCGGCGGCAGCTCGCCGCCCGCGTCGAACGGCGGCGGCCAGGCCAGCACCTCGTCGCACGCCTCCGCCGTCCAGTCGTCCTCGGCAGCCTCCGGCTCGGGCGCCGCGCCCTCAGCGGCCCGCGTCACCGCCAGCCACTCCGCCAACTCATCGGCCGGCAACCCACCACCGACCGCGAGCACCTGGCGGGCGATGTCGACGTGCAGCTCCCACAGTGGATCGTCCGGGCCCTCGACACGACCGAACAACGCCCGGGCCTCAGCGACCGCAGCGGCGTCGAGCGCGGCCGGGTCGAGCCGGCCCGTCGCGATGTCCTCAGCCAGCGACATCGCCGCATCCACGCCAGCTTTCTTCGCCGCCTTCGCGGCAGCCTTGATCTGCTCGGTGGTGGTCACGCTTCGCTCCGTTCGGCCGGCAGTTCGACCACCTCGGCGTCGATCGCATCGAGCAGCCGAGCGCGGGTGTCGGTCAGGATCTCGGTCATCGTCTGCACGTTGACGTCGACCACCTGCGGCACCGCGATGTGCAGGCCCTGCAGCTTCGCGCGCTTGTCCAGGCCGTCGAGCACCACCTTGCCCAGCTCGGCGACGTCGCGGTGGCGGCCCGCCTCGTGTGCCTTCTCCAGGCTGTCGAGCAGCGTGTGGATGACCATGGTGAGGCTGTCGCCGGTGGCGCGGCGTAGGCGTTCGATGTCGTCGGTGGGGTTCTTCTGTAGCCACTTCTCGACGGCCTTGCGCGCTGACTGGCGGGAGCGGAAGCCTTCGGCGTCGGCGACTTCTTGCCAGGTGCGTCCGCGGAGTGAGAGCCGCCAGGCGCGTTCGGCGCGTTCGGTGCTGGATTTTCGGTCCATGACTGGTGGCATGTGGGTGATTTTCTGGCTCGGGGGTGCGGGTGTGGTTTCGGCTGGGTTGGCCCGTTGGGTGGTTTCGGGGGCCTGCGAGTGAATTACAGGCGTGTTTTTTGCGGCCCAGCGTCGACGGGGGGCGACGATTGGGGTTGGTCTGGTGTCTTGGTGGCGGGCCAGCCCATTTGGGCTCTGATTTGGTCGCTGTGTCGGCGGGCGGTTTGGCGGTGGTCTTGGTGGTCGCAGACTTGGGTGTCTCGGTAGCCGTCTGGGTCGCAGAGTCCACAGTTGGCGATGGCTTGGGCTCGGTTGGCGCGGGCTTCTCGGGCTTGTTGCGCTTGCCAGAGTTCGGCGGGTGTGGGGCCGTCGGATTGGCGTTCGTCTGCGTACGGGTCGCTGGGGTCGCGCATCATTCGATGGCCTTGCCGAGTCCGCCTGTGATGGCGGCGAGTTTGGCTTGGTTGCGGGCTTCGAGGGCGGCGTCTTGGCGGTCTTCGCGGGCTCGGCGTTCGGTGGGGGTTTCGCGTTCGCCTCGTTCGCGTCGGATGTCGCGGGCGACGGCGATGATTTCTGCGGGTTCGGGTGCGTCTGCGTGGCTGAGTGCGCGGCGTTTGACTCCGGCGATGAGGTCGGGGAGTTCGAGTTTGTATTGGCTGAAGAGTTCGGCCCAGATGGTGGCGGTGGCGAGGGTGGCTTCGCGGTCGTCCATGCGGGGTGCGGTGCGGTGGTGGCAGGCGACGACGAGGGTCATGACTTCGAGTGCGTCGGCTGTGGTGGTCACGGGGTGAGTTCCTTTCTCGGGTTGGTGGTTTCGGCGGCGATGGCTGCTTGCTGCTCTTGGGCGCGGACTTCCTGGGCGAGTTCGGCGAGTCCGCGCATCTTGTGGACGGGGCGGCCGCCGTTGTTGTGCCCTGGTTGGGCGCGTTGGTTTTTGACGATGTCGCCCAAGACGGTGTCGAGCCATTCGGGTCGGGCGTCTGGTCGTTTGTCCCATTCGATGAGTGCCTGGCGGATGAGTGCGTCGGGTTGGCCTTCGCGGGTGAGGTCTTCGACTCGGCGGGCGAGCCTGTCGACGAATGTGCGTGGGTAGGCGGCGAGGGTGTCGCTGCCGAGCGTCTGGCGCACCACGGTTTTGGCGGCCTGGCTGGGTTGGCGTGGTGTGGGTCGGGCGGCGTTGTCGACGTGTTGGGGTACGGGCCCGTAGTCGTCGTCCGGTTCGGGTTCGGGTGGTAGCGGGTAGTCATCGGGGTCGTGCGCGTTACTTACGTGAGAGTCGTCTTTTAGGTGAGTAGAGATCTCTTTAGTTGGGTTGGTGTTGGGTAATACCCGGGACTCCCCGGGGGACATTTGGGTGGTTGCGCTGGTGGCAGCGTTTTCGGCATGCGTGTTTTCGTCTACGTACCGCTCGTTGTATTGCGTCTGTACCGTGCGTTGTGTCGCGTGTTTTTGCGTGCGACCGTTTCGCCTGTCCCCCTGGGACACTTGCGGGTTGTCCCCGGGGGACTCCCCTGGGGACGCGGCGCGTTGGGCAGCCTTCTTCTTCCGCCACTTCTCGCGGTCGGCTTCGATCTGCGCGCGGGAATCCTGGCGGCCGGGGCCGGTGAATTCGTGGAACTGGTAGCCCTTCTCGCCGTCGCGCTCAGCACCGCCGTGCCAGAGCCCGGCCGCGATGAGCCGCTTGGCCTTCGCTACGCCTTTCGGCTGCTGCCTGACCCACCAGTCCGGCACGAATCCATCAGTGAGATACGCCATGCAGAACGATCCGGCACGCACCCACATGCCGATCGCATCGTCGCCGGCGCGTTGGGCTTTCGGGTGTCCGTGGAGTGCGTCGTCGACGCGGAAGTGCGGCACTACTGCACCGCCGTCTCTGCGGGGGTGAGCATGGCGTCGACTTCGTTGAGGTCGTAACGGATGAGCCGCGGGCCCACGGTGTGGGCGGTGAGTTCGCCTCGCGCGGTCATGCGCTGAACGGTCTTGACGCTGACGCGGATGTGTTCGGCCACTTCCTCTTTGGTGGCCCATCGCCGGGTGTTCGTCACCTGTCCCCCTGCGGTCGTGTCATGTCCCGTTGTGTACTCGGCTGGGGTGCAGTGCCGTCGGGATCGCTATCCCACGTTGGGCATTCGGGATGGTGGCCTTGGGTGGGTGGGTGCCATCCGCAGTCGGCGCAGCGTTTCATCGCGATGAGCTGCTGTCTCTTATACACATCTGACGCTGCCGACGATCGCATAAGTGTAGATCTCGGTGGTCGGCGTATCATTAAAAAAAAAAGGGGGGGGGGGGGGGGGGGGGGGGGGGGGGGGGGG